TTTACCTGTTGCCGTTCGATAAAGACGATTCATTCCTCGCTCAATACCAGTGTCACCTTCGATAGTTTGTATATCATATAAAGCATTAGATAAGGGACCGGAGCCATAACCTGCTGCATCTCTTGCTGCTTCGCGTTCTGCTCTTAATCTTGCTTGTGCTTGAGATGGTGTCTCAAAATGAAATGGTTCATGCATTATCGGGCTCCCTTCTCTTGTTGTTTAATAATTGTTTCTAACTTTCTAATGATGTCACGTTGACCGCCACGGAAGGCCCACTCTTCACGAGTTACCTTCTCCTGATACTCCAGTGGTGGGTACATTTCGCTTAGTAGCTTTGGCACGAGGCTGTCGATTTGTGGAAAGCTCTTTGACTTCATTCTTTAACTCCTCAATTTTTTCATGGCACTTTTCATTTTCAATTAAAAGGTGTCCAATCACAATAGACAACTCAGCATCAGTTAATCTTACGGCTTTCTGTGCTTTGTTGATAATTGTTTCTTTTACATATGGCATGATTATTCTCCTGACCCTGACAACAGGGCTCTATATTTACTTTACACCACGAACATTGTGTGTGTCCATGAACAAAAACCCCTGTAGTCAAACGACCACAGGAGTTACATCTAGTTACTTTTTCAAAATACATTAGGAACAACCACTAGTTGAACCACAATTAGTACATACAGAACACACGCCCGCTTGAACCATATTAGTAGCACCACAATTAGAACATTTGGAATCCATTCTTGTCTCCTTTATACCCAAAGTTCCATAAGTTTATGAGCTGACTAGACTTATCGTACTCTCCATCACGGAGTATTCGTACACACCAAGCCATAGCTTTCCCAAACCTTATAGGATCTAAACCTGCTCGACCCTTATGTTCTGGCCTCTCTTCGACACGATACATTTCTTGGATCTCTTTTACCCAATCTTCGGGAGGCGTGTTGTCTAAAAATTTCTGAGCCTTCTTAGGTCCCACTTTCCATAGACCGGGGATATTATCGGTCGTATCTCCAGTCATCCACTGCTCATAAAAAAACCTATCCGCATCCTCTTCGGATATACAGATAGGTTTCTTTTCTTTATCAGGATTCCAGTGCCAGCCGGGGACACAACGTAAGTCCTTATCAATAGTTACAGCAATGGCATTGCCAGCTGATGCTTCAATACCCATAATATCATCAGCCTCAAGCTGGGGATACTTAACAATATCAAAACCATCAACTATAATTTCAATAGCATAGTTAATAGAATCAGGTTGATTGGTGTCATCACGGTGAGCTTTGTATTCAGGCCACACCCTGCGTCTAAAGTTCTGTTTACGGGGACAGGACAGGGCTACAATAGGCTTGCAGCCCCGTGGTGTCCATCTCTTAACATCATGCTTCAAGCGTACAGGAAGCTCGTCAATGCCTTCCATGTCCGCCCAGAATGACGCACGATATACTAGGATATCTCCGTCAATTACCGCTGTCTTTGGTTTCTTCATCATCTAACATATCCAATAACTTCTTAATAGTTTTTTTCATACTAGCAATAGAGACAGCCTCAGTCTTACTGACTTGATAATAAACTTCTCGGATCATCCTTTCATACGTCTTGATGCCATTATGATTTTCGATCCAATGTTCCACATCGTAATCTTGACCATTGTCCTCAACTTCATTAGCCCATTCTTCAGATTCATGATTCCTCCAATTTCCATAATGATCCTCCAATTCACGAGGACCGTGTGATACAAAACAAAGATGTGCATTAAGATCTTTACACAATGCAATCTCATTTAAATAACGGCAGTCATCTACAATAACGAGATACTCCCAATGTTTCTTATCTTGTCTAATTAAATCAGACTCTTTATCTTGATAAGATTCAAACTCTTTCTGCCATGCTTTAATCCAATGATCAGGATCAATACCACGAGCAGTCTCGCCCATCAATTGACAATAAGACCTATACTCCTGAGGATTATCCTCTTTGGTATAGCCTTCAACCTTGGCTTTATCTTTGATAGGCTTTGCGAAGGGCAGAAATACTGGCCTCAGACCGTCCGCAAATGCGAGCTCTGCAATCAGATTCGCAGCGTGGGTCTTCCCAACCCTTGCTTTGCCTGAGAACATAATAGTTTTCATTCTTTAACTCCTCATAAAACTCAATAGGTTTGTGGTTATATTGTACCATATACCCACTGCTTCGTAAAATCTCTTGCGACAGAATTGTACACAACCTTGGTTTCCATCCCAAATAGTAACCAGTCAATCGCCACCATGCAGTTTCTAAAATACTACCTCGATAACCAGTGACTAGTTTATTCAATGTGCTATAGGTAAGATTAGTTTCACCAAACACATGGCTGTATACAGGTGGCTCATACAACTCATTGAATTTATTTCTATCAACTACTCTAGCAGAAAACTTATCGCTTGTTACTACAGTATATTTATTACCACCAAATTCTAGTACAAGATTGCAATGGCTAATTTTACGCGGTGTCTTTGTAAACAAAGGCTTAGTTGTAAGCCAAACCAAATTAGCCACTGGATCATCCCTGAATTCATAAAAGTCTACACTAATCAGTGACATTCTGACCAGTCCTTTCCGATTTGATACTCACCATCAATGGGCATCTTACAATCTAACTTATCGCCCGCCTCAAGTAGAGCTTGTACACCAAGCTTGCCTACCTCTTCTGCAATATCTGCTGGACATTCAAGCTGCCACTCGTCATGCACCGTAGCCATAAACTTAACAGGCATGTCTTTGATCTTACGTTCAAGGAGAACTTGTGCTACCTTCATTACAATAGCACCATCACCTTGCAGTTGCACATTGAGTGCAGCATGTTGTGATCGACAGGGTACAAGCCTACCATCAAGCAGTTTAACTTTACCAGTCTTATCAACATGTGCCTTGACATCATCAATAACTTTCTTCAAAGCTGGCAAACGAGTCAAGAACTTTTTCTTAAGAGCAGCACCAGCATTAGCATTCTTGCCAATGATCTTACCAATCTTTACATTACCAGCACCATACAAGAAGCCATAGAAGAAAGTCTTTGCATCGTTTCTTGTTGGCAATCCAGCAGCATGTTGATTCTCAGAGTGGATATCTCCCTCTAGAATAATCTTTGCATACGCTCCCATGTCATACTTAGCCATACGGGATGCAAGCATGCGTGCTTCTAGACCACTAGCATCAATACCGACTTGTACATTACCAGTAGAAGGTTTGAACAATGCTCGTGCTCTCTTGTCTCCTGACACTTGTTGCAGGTTGGGTTGTGATGCAGTCATACGACCCGTCACTGTACCCTGTGGGTTTACCATGCCGTGAATCTTACCATCACGGCTATGGTAAGCCCGCTTGATCCAGTCAGATACTTGACCTTGTAGTTTGATAGTATCAAAATATTTGATCAGTACCTTAGCTTCTGGATACTTGAGTTCTCTAAGCACAGCTTCGTCAACCTTTGGATTACCCTTGTCGGTTAATGGGGGAACCCAACCATACTTGGTACTAAGCCGCTCCGCAATTTGCTTGCGGGAACCCGGGTTGAAGACTGTTACCTTATCTTTGAGTCGCCGTCCTGTTTTCTCGGACCAGCGTTCTTCAGTAAGAGGTGGAAATGTTTGTCTCATTTCATCTTCAATAGAAATCTTATTGTACTGCAACTCTTCTTCCAAATCGTATGCAGCATCAATGTCAAAGCAAAAGCCATTAGCAATTTGATTAGCAATAATTCTTGTAACTTGCTGCTCAAGCCAAACGGATTTAGGATTTGCATCTATAAACTCCTGTTGTGCTTCCCAAATCTTATGAGAAACTTCTACGTCTTGAATACAATACTCTAGCATTTCATCTGAGTATTTTTCCCAACCACCTTGATAGTCTTGCTTGTGACAACCAAGGTGTTTGCCCCAGCACTCAAGAGAGTTACCACCCAATGGATGATCACCCCGTTCAGGGTACATCATTCGGGAGATAATGAGAGTATCTTGTTGCTCAGTGAGAATAGGACCGTAGAACCTTTCGAGCACAGGGATGTCATATATCGTAATGTTATGGCCAATAAGACAGTCGGCATTGCGCAACACATCAACGCCAGATCTAATGTCCATACCAGTATAAGTTTTAATTTCATTTGTGTCTACGTCCTTGATAACAAGGCAGTGAACCTGAGTTACCTCAGGGATCACATTGCCTTTTGAATTTAAATTAATTTCATTTAAGCCGTTGGCCTCAATGTCTAGTACGAGTCGGTTCATGAGACTCTTCCTCCTATTAGTTAAACGATACGTTGCCTGCATCAGATTCCTGATACTCGACTTCCTCCAGTCTACCGCAGTTATGATTGTAGTAGAGAGCTGAAGCTACGCCGCACTTACCAGTCAGACGATTCTTCAAGACACGAACTGTAGTTGTGTTCTTGACTACCTCATCTGGGTCTTGTCGGTTACGCTCCAATGCGATAACAGTATTAGGTACAGAAGCAAGAGAGCCTGAGCCTCTAAGATCCTGCATAGTAATACGTTCGCCTTCTTCAAACGCCTTGCCATTCTTGACAAGCTGAGATACAATGTGAATGTGTACGCCAGTGCGTGACACAAGTGATCGCAACTCTTTCATAAGACTGTCAATCAACAGTCGTTCGTTATCATTCATAGAACCAAGCATACCAGTAGCGGCAGCAGTGATGTGGTCAAGAACAATAACCTCAATACCAAGAGACACAGCCATGAACTCTAGGCGTTGCACAAGGTTTTCTACACCGTTGTTACCAAGGTGATCATAGATATAGAACCCAGTCTTGCCCAGCTTAGCCAAAGCATCATGGTACTCTGCGTCATTGAAAGTATCAATCTCATTGGTAGCCAATACATCTTGACCTTCTGATTCCATAAGCTTGTGCATCAATCGTTCAGCACGAATAGATCGAACAGGCTTGTTGATAATCAAAGAGATAATATCTTCAATAGTTTCTTTGGGTGATTCTTCTAGCATGATAGCACCGCACTTGCGTCCTCGTTTGAGATGATCCCAAATGATTTCACGAATGATAGTAGACTTACCTGAGCCAGTACCCGATGTCCAGAGAGTAATTTCTCCTGATCGTTGACCAATCAAGAACTTGTTCATGTTGCCCCAAGGGTAAGAGAACACACTCTGTTCAGTATCTTCATTAAGATTAATGTTAGAGATGTGCAAGATCTCGTCGGGGCTGTAATGCTGTGCGTTCCACATAGCAGTCATAACTTCTTTACTCTTACCTGCAAGCAAGCAATCGTTTGGATCGTTGAATGGCAGGTTAGCAATCTTGCATTTACCCGGAGGCAATGTCTCAGCTACCTTCTTAGCCGCATCTCTTCCCGGCTCATCTTCATCAAACATAAGGATGACTTCATCATACGAGTTAACAAACTCCAAGTTATCTTTGATAGATTTCAAAGCACCTTGTGCTCCCGTTGGTAATGAGACTACAGGCCAGCCGCCATTGATTTGGCAGACAGTCAATGCATCGACTTCTCCCTCGGTAATGACAAGTTTCTTGCCACCCTTGGAAGGCCACAGCCATTGTCCATACAACGGAAGGTTATTTGCTTTACCTATCCATTTGAATTGCTTATCAGGACCACGCAACTTCTGAGCAATCAGCTCTCCATCTCTGTAGTAGTTAGCAATCTCTACATCTTTACCGTTCATGTTTGCAGATTGATAGTCAAACTTCTTAGTCACATCTTCTTTGATTCCACGATGCGAAAGAACTTGACAAGCACCTTTGTAGGGCTTCCAATCTTCATCATAAACAGGTTCTGGTTTCATATCATTCATGGGTTTATCTCCTTCCCAATATCCACATGCGAAACAATACTTGTGACCATCATCATAGACAGCAAGATTGTCTCCCGTTTGATCACGACCCTGCCCCCTACATTGAGGACAGGGTTCGTGATGAGTACAAACACTCATACTTATTCCTTTCTATTTCTCCTACCGAAGCCAGCGAGCCCAAGCATAGCCAGAGCACCGGGGGCAGGAATAACATTACCTTCGAACTGAGTCCCAATCGTAGTAAAAAAATCATACGATCCTTCTTCAGCATTGAAGAGAACCGCCGACTGATACTCATAGCCATACACATCGTCAGTAACGTAGCTGTAGCTAACAGTTTCACCGGGGCTCACTTCAACATTCCAAGTAATTGTATCGTCAATTACAAGATCAAAGATTGCAATGTCAGACGTTGCATCGTTTGAGAATGTATACACAAACAATTCTGTCGAAGTTTCTTCATCCAAGAAGTAGGAAGCTACAAAGCTACCCGTCCATTGAAAGTCTTCTGACACATCACCAACATCAACTTGATCTACAAAGTCTGGTCCACTAAGACCAGCCAACAATAATTCTAATAACATATGTTATCTCCTAAAATAAATGTGCCACCCTACCGACTGGGTGACACATAACGCTCTTGGCAAGACTCGAACTTGCAACCTACTGCTTAGAAGGCAGTTGCTCTATCCAATTGAGCTACAAAAGCAAATAGCTCCACCGGGATTCGAACCCGGACTGGATGGATTTTAAGTCCACTGCCTCTGCCGTTGGGCTATGGAGCCTGCGGTTAGCTGTCCCGCTTGTGCTCTGCCCATGCGACAAAGGTTTGTTCAACACATGCAATCGTTGGCATGGCGAACTGTTTATTAATCCAATTGTCATGATGATCTTTGCCATCAATCTTTACAAGATAACCATTGGCAATCTTGTTAACAAAGAAATCATTATCGACAGTTGCAAACTCGCTCAAATACACAGCAGCTTGATTCACGCAGTCTTCAGCACTGCATTTATTTTCTTTACAATCACTCATTGGGTTTCTCCTTGTTAATTCCCAAAACAAAATATCCATTTGCATCTTCAGCCCATTGTTTAGTAGCGTATAGTTTAATTACTTGTGAGTCATCATCCCATAGTTTACCATTCATGACATCAAAGATAGCCTTTACAAAATTATCAATGTCCGCTCTTGGTGCATCTAACTTAGTAGTCTTAGGTCTGCCAATAAACAGTTCAAGATCTACAGTCAGTGGACCAGACAACGGCTCCCATTCTCCCAATACATCGTCTACAATCTCCGCTGCTTCGCGTCGAAAGTTCTTGTAGGGTCCGGCGAAGTAGGCCCCGTGCTTTGACACACGGGGTCTACTAGCCGCAACAGGACTAATGGGAAAGGACCACTCCATTAGAACGGGGTGTCTTGAGTCTCAACCTCAGGAGCGGTGGCCTCAGAGCCATCGTATCCTTCAGTCTTAGCAAAGCCGCTACCTTGCTGTTGTTCACCCTTCTCAATGATCTGGACACCATTCAAGAAGAATGATACAGAGCCATCTCGTTTGAGAAGCATAGGCTTAAGACGAAGCCGCACCTTGTCACCACCGAAAGGCACAGCCTCAGTTGGTTGGGTGTTAGCATCTACACAGGGGTAGCAATCCTTCTTCTCTCCGCCATTCTCTGGTGGGTTGGTAAAGATCGTAGACTTAACTTTGATTGAGTTAACGCCTTCTTGTTCATACATACCATTGATCTTCTTACCACCAAGAGCTGATTGGATTTCATCGAGCTGCTTCTGCAGCTGATCGTCAACGACAACAGTGATGTTGTGGTTGCCGGGAGCACCAAACTTGTCATCGGGACGATGCAGATGTGACCATTTCACATCTAACGTGTGTGTGTTAAAAACTTTTGTAGGATCATTCATATAATTACCTCAGTTCTTTCTGCCAGCCTTACGCTGACCATACTTGTTCTTATGTTGCCGACGAGTTCTTCCCGCCTTCTTCATACGGGCAACAGTATTGTTATCAATCTGATTCTTCGCCATTTAATTTCTCCATGGCTTCGTTGTATTCTTGTTCAGATATTTTACCAAAAGCAAGCTTCCAACGCAAGTCTTCTTCTTCAGAAGATATAATTTTTTCTCTTCGTTCAGAACCTTTACCATTCTGATCGTTCATATTAGTTGGTTTCCACTTGTGGCTACCACCTACACCGGGGCGATTGAACCTAACATCTCTGTCTTTAGTTCTACCCTTATTACCCTTAAACCATTTGTCTCTAAGGTTATCCCGTAACGCCATCGTAAGGCTCCCAGTATGCATACTTACCATCTAATACAATACCACAACCCAAGATAGGTTTAGCATTATAACGTCTAGCATAATACATAGCAAGTTGATCATGGTCAACACCGCAACCAACATTCATACCAAAGACTTTACCACCTTCATTACGATAGTAGTTAACACCAGACAGTGAGTGTGTGTGACCTTGGACATAAGAATTAAAATTATCCATAGCATTGTTTAGGGCAGCGTACTTGCCACCACGACCGCAATCACCATGGCGATATATAACCCCATCAATATTGTAAGAATCATATCTTGGCCTCCATTGCCACCCCGGAGTTTGCCATAAATAGTTATAGTCTACTAAGCATTCTTCAGGTAGGCCAACAGTAGTCATCTGTCTCCGGGGTAGATCGTCATGATTGCCGGTCATAACAGTAGCCTTAGGGAATAACTTGTACAACATCTGCACTTGATCCAGAGCTTTCTGGTATTCCAAGGCTGGGTTATCAAACCCCGGCATCTTCTCGTGGTAAGAAATACTGGCCCAGTCAACGACATCACCGATATGAACTACGGTATCAGTCTCCCATTGCTGAGCCATTTCTTCTAGGAAGTTTGGATACCCAAGGTCCATGGCTGGACAGTGGGTATCACCTATTACGAGTACTCTTGCCATTTCTAAATCTCCGTTTGTAGTCATCTTTCCATTGATCAACATGGGAAGGTAGATCTACCATTCTTTCTGAGCCCTCAATATATTCAGCCGAAATGAACTGACCTTTCTCATCAGCAATGTGCTTGTACTTACAAGCCTCAGCTTTACGCGATGCATACAGGTCAACAAGACCATCAATATGCAATTGTTGCAGAGCATTGAGCTCATCCTTATTATACTCTTTCACTTCGAGAACGTCAAACCATTCTCCCTTGTGAAAGAACTTAGTAGCAGGCTTACTCTTCGCCTGCTCCATCGCTTTCTTCTTCATCCATATCCTCCTCTACAGGGAACATTACGTTCAACTGCATGTTAGTATCTTTCTTTACACCAGCCTCAACAAAGGCTACGAACATATTTTCCATAAACACTTTAGCAAACGGTTCTGATGGTAGCTCTAGTGTTAGACTACTGCCATCAATCTTTGCCAGTTTAGTTGCTTCTTCAATTCCCTTCTCCATGTCGCCTTCCGAATTGATTATTAAGTGTGTCATCATTAGTCCTTTCTAAGTAATACACTTCCTTTACCATACCGAGGGGGATCTTTGTGACCCCGCCAATTTGGTTGTGACCCACATTGTCGGTAATAGAATAATGAGTATCGGTAATAGCACAAAGAAAGCCAACAGATTTAATAGTAGGAAGATCACCATAAATATAATCAGTAGCATCATCGCGGTCAACCCAACCGGGGCCGCCACAAGTTTCCGCATCATACCACCAGATCTCCACCAACTCATGAAAAGAAGTACTTGGAGTCCAAGACTCGCTCGAGTTCCATGTCTCTTCTGTCTGGGACATCAGGGAGTGTGACCCCCGTGGTTGCTTCGACGCATCGTTTGAATACTTCAAGTTGATTCTCCTTGTGCATTTTTAAAAACTCATCTCTAATAAATTGATTCATCATATCCACATATGGTGCGGGACAACCATACGAATCATGGATCATACTGAATCTTTCAATACCCGCATTAATCATTTGTTTTACAGTGCAGAACATATGGCTTGCATCTAGTGAGTGTATGTAGTTTGGTGGTATACCAAGCATTGCTTTATCTCTATTCACTTCTTTAGAAACATTCCAAAATATAAGTTCTTTGTGGTTAAAGAGTGACGCTAATGATCTTCTCTTTTTAATCTGGTAGTATGCATGTACTACTTTAAAGCCACTAGGGACAGTGTACTCTAGGTGAAAGCCAGCATTACCACATATCTCAGCACATTCCTTGAGCCATTCCTTGCCACGATTGGGCTCCTGCAATGCCTCACCTAGCCCATGCTGGATTGCTCGGGCTAACTCTACAATAGCTCCACCTTGTTTTTCCTTGGGCACCCAGTCAACATGACCTTCAATCTTAATATACTTTTGAATACCATAAAATGTTAGCCCATATGCGTCACACATAGTAGGTCGTTTGGTTACAGCACGATCAATACCTTCAGGCCAATACTCAAGGAAGTCTTCACACCAAGAAATATTCTTAGTATTTTTTCGACAATAGTCAGTAGTTTTATCTGCAATAAATTGGTACAGATCTTGTGGTTTGTCTTCAGGTAACACATTAGTTAATGCACCAATTACCTTATCACCCATGATAGCAGCCCAGTGCTGCGAACCATTGCATGCGCCATCCATCTGCGGTGCTAACTGAGTCAACCCATCTGTACGGCATACTTCAAACACAGCAGCAAGCCTTTGGAATGATGGATTCTTTTTCTTTTTATCTGATACCCACTCTTTATTAGAGTAGGGATCATCATTAATTGCTTGAAGCATATCCATGTTATCATCTACCCACTCTACTCTCTCATCAAAAGAAAGTTTATCTTGATCAAACATATTAGCAGCATGAACTTTAACCCAATACAATCCACGATCTGTTTGTTTTACAGGCTCAGCAAAATGAATCAATGCTTTATCAAAGTCAGAGCTTTGATGAGACAGTAACTCACATGTAGTGTACGCTCGCCCCCGGAAGTCGAGCGTCATTGGCATGTAAAAGAATTGATACTTCTGCATCTTCTTAGCAAGAGTCAAGCGAACTAACATTCTAGCTCTAGCCTGCTCTTGTTTAAACCAATTACTGTACATCTCTTCTCTACGCTGACACCATTTAGCCTGCACATCTTTCGGCCCATCTTCAGGGTACGGTTCATTATATGAGAACTCATCAAAGTTATATGCAGGTAGATTAGCTAATTGATTGTTTGACTTAAACATGTTTTCCATAACTTCTAACACTCTGTCATTGACTGTCCATTCCGTTTGCATCATAGCATTGACACCATCAAGCACAAACTGTGACGGCTCTGAGTGTTTTTGGTGTACAACTTTATCTTCTGCATACTCAGAGACATATCTATGTACAACTTCTTTACGAATCCAGTGGTGAAGATACCCACCGGAACTATCTAAGTTGTGCTCAACAGGGGGTATAATCATTGGACGATATACAAGCATAGATGTTTCCATTAGCTTGTGTCGTTCATTAAGATAGGCTAGGATAGCAGGGCTAAACTCTACATGCAATGCATGAGTCCACCCTCTACCCCTGCGCTTGCTGCGTTTAGTAGTCTGCACTACGCCAGAAGCTTCTGCAATACGCAACATGTGATGACCAAAGTCATCCTTCTGTTTGAGCGTCATGTCTGGAATCTTTGCCATCTTAGTAGCAAAAGCAATACATCTTTTTTCTGACCAGTTTTTAATAAACTTAGACTGTCTTTGCCAGTCATCTCTGTGTTCTTCTTTAGCTAGCTGATAAGCAATAATATTTACTGCATCTTTAGATATCATTCTAACCACATGCTGTGCAAGTGGTGGGTGTACAATACCATCGCTGTCTTCTTTGAAAGCATTACTGTTTAGCCACAGTCGCATCACAGATCTAAGCGTTAGGTCTGCCATCTTGTGAGCACCTAATGCAAATAATGGGTAGACCCACTGCGGACACTTAGGACTATCAGATACCTTATCAATCCACTCCTGATACTGGGGAGCTAGCTCATCAATAAAATCATCTAATAGTTTTTGTTCAGGGATACCCTCATCGGGTGCCCTGTCATAATCATCCCAATACTTTTGGATAGAAGATAACAACGTCTCCTCTTCCATAGTAGATTCGATATCAATTCTTCTTTGCTGTTCTTCATAAGACAGTTTATCCCAAAGCATGCATACTCCTTATGTTGGAAAAAGAATACTACCCAGTTTCCTGAGTAGTATTCGGGGTTCACGCTGAGAGGGCGTGCGCGTGATTCATTAGATCAGTTCCAAAGTGTTCTCAAAGATCTTAGTCTTCAAAGAACCAGAGGTTCCGAACATGTTTGTATGTAGTCGATTCTCTCGACGTTGTGCATCGGTACGACCACGCGTTGGCATGGTGTGCTCGACGAAGTAAGTGATAGAGTTAAATGCATTCCACAGGTTATTACCTGCAGTGTTAGATTCAATCTCAAATCTATTCTCCCACTTCAAAGTGGTTTCAATTTTCTTCTTCCAATCACGGTCAGATGAATCATCATCGACTTGATTAAAGTGTTTGTTGTACATCAGATTGTAGTAATCTTTCAGTGTGTGACGAGTCATGCCTTGATTAGCAAGGTATCGAACCTTGTCTTCAAAGACACGGCTATCTTGTTTAGCAGAAGCAATAGCTACACGAAGATCGTCAAGCTTCTGATCCATATCACCCTTGTGGGCAATGCGGTATGCATTTGCTTGAGCCATAGCAATAGCCAAGGTGTTAGCACAGACAACACGGATAGCAGTTGGGATAGCATTGAATGCCATCAAGCCATCGTGTCCGTTGGCAAGCAACAGATACTCATTGGTTACATCATCACTATGCTGCGTAGAGAACTCGTTAAACTTCAACAAGAAGTAAGTACGAGCACCATTGCGAAGACTGCCAGCAGTCTCTACCTTAGTCTCATTACCAGCCACGGCGTAAGCCAGCTCGGCTACGTCAATGTTTTGAATACGCTTGTAGTTGTTACCAACCCAACCAAGCACCTCGCCTGTGTCCTCACGGACATTGGCTACCTTGTCAGTTGTAACACTGCACCGCTCAACACCGTCACGCATGTAGTTACAGCAAATGCTGTGCGAAGGAATGACTCGCCAATCCAACCCAGCAAGTCGGAGTGCATCATAGGGGCTAGGAGCATCAGCAACAACAGTCCCAAGCCCATGCCAAGCAGAGCTTCCGGCATACATCGCAGAATCATTTTCATACATCTCATGCACGATTAGTTTCCTCATCTTTCAGTTTGTCCAAGTATGGTTTAAGATACGGGAAAAGATACTTGGCAAATCTTTCCATGTCTTCTTCGCTCATCATCCAGTCTTCAATGACTGACATACATTCATCACGAATGTCATCATCTTCTGGAATAGCAAGATCAATATAGTTCATTATTTGTCCTCTATATTATAAGGGTTATAGTCTAGTCTGTCAACTTCTTCTTGAAAGATAATATTATTATCATCTATATCATCACAATCATAGCAATGAACATCATCTTCAAGATCATCTTTATCATCAGGCAACATGCACATTATATACGTCCTTGTCTTATGTGTCAAACAATTTTTATTATTTTTTACCAGAATGTATTACGCTGAACATAAATAGCAGTGAACCCGCTCGGTAAATCCTCACGATTTTTCTTTGCCCGATCCTCACACTTGTCCAGCTCAGCCTCTGTAAGAAGCAGGTGTTTAATTTTACCCACCTCATCCACGCAGGTAGCATAGTAATACACCTTGTTAGCAGATTGGTGAGCATTCTTATTCTCAACTTTCATTATTAATCTCCATGATTATGTTGCATCTTATCCCAGTGTTCCTGTTCTAAGATTTCATATGATTCATAGTGGTATTGTAAACGTTCAATTAATCGAGGGATATCAATAGCACGCACCTTGGGTACGTCTTCTTCTCCTCGACAGAATCGAAAGTCATCGCATGATCCATGCTTGACTGTTGATTCATCCAATGTAAGGTAGTGCCAGCTTCTCATTCTGGCAACCACCCTGCAATTTGCATGCCGGGTTCCTTGTAGAACCATTCATTGAACTCAATGTCCCAGTCACGCTCTTCAATGATCTCTACAATACGATCATAGATCTTGTAGGGTGGACCCCATGCGGTATCATAGTTACCATCAAGGTGCATCCAATCTTTGTCGCCCCAGTTTTCTTCGGCTACAGTTAGAGCATAGTCAGTCATCTCCCACTTGCAGCCCCAAGCTTCACGCTGGGCTTCAATGGTAGAGAAACCAGTCTCATCTGATTCATACTCACCCATAGGCGAGATCTTTTCATATAAGAAACGATAGCGACCCTTTTGACTAGGATCTTCTTCGCAAAATTCAGCAAGGAAGTCTTCCATATCAGACTTACCACCACTCATACTTACTTCATTCATACACCAGTTAGGCATTGTTATATCCTTTAGTTAACATGTTTAGCATCTTGCCAATAGATTTGTTTTACTTCACTGTCATAAGAGTCCCAGTGTTCCTCTTCCGAGTAATCAAAAGCATCAATGTCTTCGTTCTGAATCTTCAGAAGAAGATCATCTTTGTTCTTACAGTTAAGTACGTCAAGTGTTTCTTGTGAGAATGTAAACTGTACAGTCTCATAGTATTGCGAAGTTACTTCAACTTCAATCGTAAATGAATCGGACATTTAAATCTTCCTTTAGTTCATAGTCCATATAAGTATCATAACCAAGCTGATCACCAGCTCCGAGTAAGGAGGCAGGTTCATTAAACTCAGGCTGCACGTACACGGGTTGTCCCGAGCAGCCAAAGAGAAAAAACAATAGTAGTCTACTCCCCATCACTTTGTCGAAACCTTTCGTTACAAGCATCAGCCTCTGATTTTTCAACAAGACCGTGGGTCAAAAGAATAGCGTGGAATCTATCCACTGTCTCTTTAATAGCTATATCGTCGTAAGTTGCATACTCTTCGCTCCAGTTTAAGACATTGCCTGCTTCGGTACATTCAAAGATCATAGTCTCAGGCTCGCCATCTTCTGGTCGATTGACTTTACTTACGAAGAAATAATTATTTGCAATAAAATGCACCTCTTGTTTAATAATATGAGATGCATCGCCGGTACAATCGTACCTAAATGTCGTAGTCTCCATCACGGAGTCTCCTCTTTTGTTGTTGTCTATTTGATTTACGTTCCTCGCCACCCCATGTCTTAGACCTAGGGCGACGAACCTCCCCGTCCGATTCAATACGGCGGGGAAACTTCAGCTTCTTCGGCTTCTTCCGTTCCATTATGATACTCTCTTTCTACCTGACAGTAGTTCAAGTAAGATGTAACAGACAATGATCGCATAATTGTACGGCATTGTTCCAATGCTTTGTCTAGAAATTCACCATTGATTACAAGTTCAAAGCGTTTGAAAGCATCATCATAGTTTTGTTGATAGCCATATTTTCTAGTCACATTGATATTGTATGATGTAATAGTTTGACACCAAGCTTTACTAGCCATAGTATCTACAAAGTATGCTACCTTTGTTCCACTACCTTCACCATCATACTTGTGGGTAGCGTCGATATCAAGAGTCAGTTTCCACGGCCTCATAGTCATCTCCATAAAAGTCTTCACATTGAATGTCATCGAAATCATCTTCGATTGGGTACATGTTATCTCCTTGGGGCCACAATAGCCACCACAAATACCCCCCAAAAATAAAATAAAACACTAGCAACTCAAGTGTTGGTCACTCAAGTTACTAGTGTTCTATCACAATTACCTTGTTGAAAAAGTGTGCGTTGGTTTAGCAGAATCGCACCCCTGCTACCCACCTCTTTACACCTGTGGGGTAAGGCGTTGATAACAGCACACATGTTAACGCGAACATTTCAGTCCGGGTGATAATGTTATCAAATAGTTTGGTGCCGGTAGGATTGCTTGTTTACCTACAACTTTTCGGGAACAGATCAAGTTCGAGTGTCCTTACTTCGTACCACCTACACGAACCTGACTAAGGTTGGCTCATCCGATTGGACTCTGCCAGATGGGTCTCCATCTTGGTAGTTGTGCGTTACTCCTCTGTTAAAGAGTTATTCCGCCACGGCTAATCACTAGTTAATTAGACTAGTGAAGTAGTTTGTGTGTTTGATTTGACCACTACACCTTGATAGCGTCGATAGTTTATCACCTCTATGTGATTCAGTACATCACTTACGCAGTGATGCGTTCAATTGTTTACGCCAGTCGCCAGACAAGTTGATTGTTACCATCTTGTGTCGACCTCGTGGACGAAGTTTCTTACCTCGTCGTTTCATGCTTTTGTAAATACCATCTGGTGTATAGCCAAGTGATTCAGCAACTTGTTGTAAACTGTATCCCTTGATATAGTACAGATAATCAACTCTTGCATCTGAGATTGTTGCTTTACGCATTTGCTCTCCGATCAACCTCTGCTTGCACAGCGGCCTTCTTGTCTTCACCTACATGATCCATCGACAGAATGTTTGCCAGCACAGCATCATCCATCGTGGTGTAGTCCTTTACTTTCTTCACTGTCTTTTCCAGTGAGATTCCATTAGCCTCGCACACTTGCTTGGCTACCTTTTGCTTAGACCCAGCAGGGCCACAAGCAATACCTTTCACCACAGCAGCCTTACCATCAGCCACCATAGCCTCGTATTTGGATTTAGTATCCATCACATTCACCTTCATGTTTATTCTCCTATGAAGTTGTGTCAGCCCCGTCTGACCGGGGTCGCCTAGGACGCTGGATCTGCCGAGGTTCTTGGGGGGGACCCGCTTGCGGGGGGGACCCTCTCGGGAGTCCTGCGTCCTGCATCCACCATTACCACCACCATCACCATCACATCCATAACCATTACAGATACATTGATAATAATAAATAGTAATAATAAATTATTAATCGGCATAAAGATGCATGGATGCTTTCACATCCATACATCGTTGGTCAGAGAGGATTATCAGAAGATAATTTGTTCCAACTCTGAGAGACAGAGATCACCCTTGCTCAAGATCGAACGATTGTGCAATCGAAGCACATCATCATTGATCTCAAACTTGGTGTGAACCTCAACGAAAGCGTCATTCACCAGTTCAACGGTACGCTTGACATCTCCAACAGTGGAGCCGAAGGAGTCATGGATGTCAGCCCATGGCATACCCAGCCCGATGCGGGCAAGGTTTACCATGTGAACAAGGCAAGCATCCAAGGAGTGAATCAAGTTGGGTAAAGCTCCTGCTGCACCACCCATGGAGTCAGGTCGCAATGACAAGACGTTCATGGATTTGCGAATCCCTCCAGATTGGAAAGAGACAGTGTGCGTATCTTCAGTGACTTTCCAAGGGGAAAGAAAGATAAACAATCCCAATGGTGTAGTCCAAGATAGAGTTGCCCCAGTCTTGTTGAAGTGCGATAAAGCAGCACCCTTGATTGAAGTAATGAGTTCCTTGACCGAGGGGCAGAGCGTGAACAATGCCTCTTGGAACTCACGAGCAAAGGTGAGTGCAGCATACATAGCTTTCTCACCAGTCCGACCATCCAACCATTGAGTCATGATTGAATCAGGATTGAAGTTGACATCAGCACCTTGCTTCAGTGCCTGCTTCACATCCTTGAAACGTGTCGCAATGACAGTTTCGCCGGTCTTGTCCGTGTACTCTGCCTTGCCATCGTACCCAAGGTACGACAGGGCTAGTGCCTCAGCGGTAGAGGCATAGCCTGTCAACATGACAGTTGGCTTAGCGAGTTCAGAACGCACAACCTTTCGGTCATGGTCAGCCAAGAACACGCCAACTGCCGTCCCCTGTTCACACAGGAAGTCGGTAGCAGCCATGTACAAGTCACTACGAGTGCCAGCCGTGAGGTTGACCAGACTACCCAGATCACGGTCACGCAGAAGCGCAGCCATGTGCTGGAAGCCAGAGCAAGTAGCATCCTGCTGTACAATGTACGCAGACTTGCCAGTCGTAGCAATCTCCTTCAGGCACAGGGCTGCACGGATAACACCGGCAGTCTTCTTCCCATGTGCTTTGTCTGCAAGGAGAGACTTTGCATTCTTCAGGATCTTGGTGTAGTTCTTCCAGTTGACCTTGTACTCCTCCTCCAACACACCCATCAGCATGTTGTAGTTATCACTGCACAATCCAACTGGAGTCTCGTAACCAAAGTCGACCAAGGCACGGACGTTCTGGTTCGCCTGCGGGGACAGGCTACCATAGTGATTCGTGTAGGTACGACCACGGAAATCCATAAAGCAATCAAGGTAGAAGATACCATCGTTGTCAGAGACAACACGAATTGCTTCTTCAGCCTCCCACTCTTCCAAGAGGTTGGCATCCATGAGCAGTCCAAGCATGTCAGTGTTCACCCGGTAAGGGGTAGCCTGAGCCCACGCAAGCGAGTCACGATAGGCATCAGGCACATTGACATGTACGTTCTTGGACACAAGAGCACGACGTTCAGCCAGCTCAGGGGGATTGAAGAGCACACGACCTTCACGGCTTTCCTTTGGACTTGTCAGTCCATTAGTAACCATGAGAGCCAGCAATGCACGTTCAGCATAGGACGGATCCTGTGCGTACTTACCGGAGCAGTGGACCATAACCGTCTTACGCAGAGCGTTGACGATGTAAGCCTTAGTCCGACCATCCCACAACATGTTCTTGATCTCCGTGGTAACAGAGATCCCACACTCACACTCCACACGGGAGATGAGTTCAGTCATCCACTTTTGCATAGTCTGCATAATGGAATCCTTTCAAGAATAAAATCACCACTAACTCAGTGGCAGAGTCAGTACCACAGTTGGTACTAAAGGCGACCTGCCTCTTGCCGGAGACAGGTCACGAGGAGAAAGTAAACCTGTTGTATCGTAATGCGACACAGGCAAAGGATGACACTAGGTTTCCCCAGTGCCATCCATTCTCTTCAACTCTCCGCTTACAATCCAGCCTTCAGTCGACGGATTGTCTCTTGCTTAACCTCAGCAGGGCTAAGTCTCTTGTTGCGTAGACAATTAATTTCAATCTTATATGATCTAACTGTCTGCTCCAGATATGCTATTCTATTTTCATAAACAGCTTTATCTGCTCGGAGTTCCTTCAGTTCAATACGTTCATTATCAGATAATGACATTAGAATTGATTCCTTTTGAATTCATTAAACGATTCGGGCATCCCCTCTTTAAGCCCAACTATCCGTGTCAGCCTACGCTGTTGGTCAGTTGGATTAGGAAGAGGAACGGTAGCCTCTAAGATATCCCTGATCAAAGGGTCATTGCTCAGAGCCTGTACAAACGAAAACTCAGCACGCTTGACAGCATGCTCCATGACTTGACGGCTCTCCATCTGATCATCTGGATGACGATCATTCCAAGCTATCATCATGTACTGGTACCCCATAGGATACAAGTTGTGAGGAGTTCTATGATTGTAAACACGTTTATCACTCATTGGTGATCTCCTTATCGTCCGTGGAAAAAAGCAGGTACCCCTATGGACGGACAGCCATGGGATACGGATGTAGACCCGGGTTATCCACAAGATAGACCCAAGCCCGCCACCATCACCACCACCACAACCACTACCCATGATGTATGATGGCATATGATAACATAATATTATCATAAGAGATGATCGGCAAAGCCCTTACCCCGCCGCTAAGCAGGGTAAGAGTGGTGTGGTGTGAAGCCCAATGTGTTTAGCCGTTCAAGGCTTTGTACATTGAGATGTACCCTGAGCCGTTCGCGACACAGAGTGAGAACACGATGCTCCCCGCAGGAGCGTCCTGCGGATCATAGCTGGAAAGGATCTGCCCGACCTCAGCCTTGAGCTTACGCCCGTAGGTCTTGGTCTTGAGATCAACGCTGAAGCCTGCACCAACACCCTCGATATACGGGGCGATGGCCTTTGGCATCAGGGCCTCGACGGTCAAAGTGTAACCGTCTGTCGAGCAAGCAACGGTAGCCCAGTAAGCTGGGCGTACTTGCTCGCCGTCCTTGCCAGCAGGGATGATCGAAACGAGTTCACGATTCGACGCATGGGCCTGCTTGACCAGATTCTTGACAACAGCATCAGGCTGTGCCTCGAACCCGAGAGTACCAACAACTTCGCGTTCAGCTCGGAAGTTGGCATTGGGAAGGAGGGTAGTAGCAATTACTTGCCATCCCTCGTTCCGGTCAAAGGAAAAGGAGACAACCGACATGACCTTTTCAGGGGTCTTGAATGTCGATTCCGATTTCTTGAAGAAATTCTTCATGGTAATCTATTCCAATCAGTAAATGTAGGGCTTCACTATGCCACACCAGATACCTCAGCCCGAAGGTTGAGGACTGCCCAGTTGAGGACTGTCATCCTCAGCGGACGCATATAGTCCTGCGGTTTGCCATCACTGGCAATCGCATTGCGAACTCCTTTCGCGTGTCCCCTGCAAGCAAGGGGAAAGGCCAAGTGCTCCCCTCCGAGAGCACAAGGCGGTGAGGGCATCACTCGTAACGAGGGACACCAGCGGGTGATTGTCTCCAGCCAACGGTATAGAACCGTCGGTCGCCATCATCATAGAACGATACTCGTTCAAGATTGTTTCTATAATGAGTGAGGTTGGGGTGGTCTGGCATGACTTCAATACTGAACTCATACCGTACATCCCCGTCCGCACCGCGTGGTGTCCAGTCATCCGAGTCGTTCATGAGATCAAAAGGATCGCCATGCATCGGACTCACTGGATACGGTTTAGGTTGTTTCTGCAATGAGGGCTCAGCCTCCAATGCTTCAATCAACTCTGCAGCGTAGTGAAGATCGCGGACTGGACACGATGACAGATAATCTGTATGGTCGTAATCCCAGCCGCCCTCTTCAGGACCACCGTAACAGCGTGTGACTTTGTAAATGGTGACATAGAACAGAGGTGGATGTTGTGGACCACGAGGCCACGCGAACACATCTGTTGCTACACGATCAAGAAGAAACTTATACCTGTTCATGGTAAAGTATTCCTATCGCTGGTACGCACCAGCAAGCTCACGGCTAACCACCGCTAATACCACCACCACAGTTACCTGCGATGGTGGCTTACCCACCTTCCATCCCCCGCCGCAACCAGCAAAGAGGTGGGAATGCTGGCACTACCCCTTTCGAGGTAGCCCAGCAGTGCCTTAGTCCAAGTAGGACAAGGCAGCGTAGCTAAGTGTTGCAGCCTTCAGGTGGCCTTTCGGTCCACCGTTCCAGATGCGTGCCTTCTGTCGATCAGTCTTACCCTGACCGTATCTATCCATGTAAGCACGGAAGATAGACAGGGCATAGCCTAGATCCTGACAGTTCCGGTACTGACCACCAATGCTTGGGTCGTGCTCAAGAGCATCAACCCAACAGGCATAGTGAATCTGCAACGGACCACAGGCATCGCCATCGTCACCAAAGATTGGTCCCAACTCTCCGGTCCATCGGTTGGACTCAGCCAACCAGATAGCATCCTCGAGTGGTGACATCTCCAGCAAGGTGTTAGCCATGGCAACAGCTGGTGATCGCTCAAGCTCAAAGCCCACTGCTTGGGCAGGCTTCGGCTCAGAGCTACCCACAGCCACGCCAAAGACGAACGACAGGATAGCAACACACGCTACGGTAGTAATCAACTGTTTCATAACAGTCTCCTAATCTCTGCATTGAAGGCTGCAGTGTGCCTATGGAATGACTGAGCTACCCCGCTAAGGGTAGCCCAGCGGTGCCAGTGCACCTCCGCTCAGGGTCATAACTCCCGGCGTTAAGGAAAGCAACGCTAGGCCGTTAAGCCTAGCGAGGCGGTGGTTAGAGAGAGTCGCACCAATCGGCGTAGCGATCCTCTTCCCATTGCTCGGGTGTCTTGTCCCGAGTGCTGAGGTAGCGATAGAGGGCACGCCTAAACGCCGTGCTGCCGGGATAAGGCTTAATGGGCCAAGGCCCGAGCTGGTGCTCGTGCTTGTCAATGACAGCAGTAATCTGTTGCATGTCAAGCCAGTCAGTCAAAGCAGAAATATCGTAGTTCATCACAAATCCTTTCAAGGGGGGTAATGGGGGTCATCTCAAAACAAAAATCTTAGAAAGCCCCTTACAAATTCGTGACCCCTATCGCCCTTTCACAGCTTGACCAAAGTAAAATCCTACGATAGTCACTAGAATATTTCTATTCTCAGGAGTAAATAAAAACCCGTCAACTTCAGTAAATATAGTTTTCTCTTCAGGGAACATCTTCAAAAGATCCCACCATCCATACACTGTCTCAGTATGCTCCACTACTGTAGTTATCCCGTCATTGAAAGCAATGATAAAAGGAGCAATAATAGTAGCGAACAAAATACATATAACAATACAACGCCTAACCAGCTTGCCTCCTGCATCACTAACTCTTTCAGCAGCTTGATTCGCTGAGTCATCCGATGCCTCTTGAGCCTGAAGTACTCGCATAAATTTTTCTTGTTCATTTTTTCGTTTCTCCGCCATACTCTTAAAGATAAACCCTGTGACACTTCCCGTCAGCAGGGATAACATTTCAGGATTAAGAAAAGCTGATAACATAAAGAACTCCTTACGAGAACTGACCTAATGATTCTGCGAACCGTTGACTGGGGCTACCAGTCTTAGCTGACAATGATGGAGAAGTGTCCACTTGCTTTTGCGGGGCCTCAGGGGCCGGTGGAGGCGGAGGAGCAGCTTCAGAGGGGGTGGGGTCGTCTTCGGCCTTGGGAAGCGGTGCAGGGCCCATCAGGCTCGGCAATGGCTCTCCGGCTAAAACTGCCAACATATCATAAGATATTAATTCATCAGGCCAGATGTTTCTATCTGCCGCAAACTCAATAGCTCCGGGGTTGGCTCTGTAATCCTCAGGGTCTTGATAATAGAGTCGACCTCCACTGCCAGCTCCTCTACCGCCAGACCCACCACTTCTTCTACGATTACCTGCATTAATTTTTCTCTGCAGTTTTTCGTTTTGAAGATTTCTCATCATAGGGGTTGAGAAATAATGATGGATTGCTGCCTTGGTATATGCCTCTTGCAGAACTGGTAACGAGGTTAACAGATTCATCAAGGCTAAATTAAAACGAGCATCTGCTTGAGCACCATGTTCACCAGCATACTTCAACATATTAAGCAAACCGTTTACGCCACTAGATTGAATCTTAGCAAGAGGAATTGGAATAAATGCTTGGTTCAAAAGGTTTTGTGTGTAACCTTTTCCGCCCGTAACAAAGATTCCTGCTTCAGCAACAGCAGAAGCAAGAACTCCCCCAAACATACCAAAGGTTGGCGTGCGAGCAATAAGACGAATTAAAGCATCCTTTTGTTGAATTTCTTGCATTAAAAGATCTATACGTTTTTCATCTAAGCCGCCGGAGGCAACAGCAGATGCAACCATGTAAAGCATATCTAACGAAATAAGATTAGCAATTCTAATACCATTTTGTAACGGACCATAGTATCTAGAATCTTGTCTTAACCTTTGACCAAAGAACAGAGTCGGATATGATCTAAAGATTTTAAATAGAATAGCACCAGCAGAGTTAGCAGTATCCATCATCAATGGATTACCACCCACAAATCTAGCTTCAATCTCTCTGTTTACATATTCTTTAATTTGACTAAGCGTATTCATAAATCTGTCACGCTTAGCTTTATCCTGAGTCATTAACGCGGCTCTTTGAAGTTGGGCAATATGAGTTAGTGCAGAACTTCTTGGACTATACTTAGCCGCAGAACCATCAAAGATAAACTGTTCTAAGCCAGCTACGTTAATTAAATCATTTAAATCTTTTAAGAAATCAGGACGTAATACACCTGAATCCATCATAGCCATAAACACTTTTACATCATGTTTACCCAAGAATGCAAAATCAGAAAGGCCACTACCCTTTAGAATTCTTTTAACTTGGCTATACAATTTAGATGTTGCTATGTTTTCAGACTCACCTAAAGCCAGTAGTTCTTTACCTTTATCAGTTTCTAAGAACTTGGCCATCTTCATTAAGCCGCCACTACGAATTAATTTATTTAAAGTATTAATAGCTAATCCCTCAACAGCAAATTTAATTCCGTTAGTAACACCAGATGACGCACCAGTAGCTGCATCAGCTAATGATCTAGGAACTTGTCCAACAAATGCTCCAATTTTAGACATAGTGCCTTCTGTTACTAAACTTGGATCATCGCTACTTGTTTCCATTCCTCTAACTTTTGTATGCTCAAACGCATAGGATAACTCTGCAGCAGTGCTTTTAATTTGGAATCTATTAGACTCAAATCCAAACAATCTACCAGCTTTTACCAATCCACCCAACGTACCTTGAGCACCGCCCATTAACATAGACTTTAACAACATAGCAGGACCACGCAACATATCACCTCGACCAGCCATTTGGAATGCAGTAGCAGTACCTTCCACAATAGAGGTAGCCAAAGCTAAGTTACCACCATAGGACGCAAGCACAAGATCACTACCCATAGAGGCAATTCGGTTTATCAACCCAGAGCCCTGAGTCTTATCAACACGAACTCTTCGACCCGCTAGAGTATCATATTTATTTTGAACAACCTTTAGTGAATCCCTAAGACCGCTAATACTTCTATTCTTTCTAAGTCCATCTCGAACACCCTCAGTAAGCACAGGATCTCTAATGATTGCATCTGATCCCGTTTCTAACAATGCACCAAGAATGTCATCAAAACGTATACCTTCAATTTCGTAGCCATTACCTCTAGCTCTATGTCCAATTGCTAGAGTAGCAACTGCATCAAAACCTAATCCTGTACCTACGCCTTCAATCAAAGTTTCACTATCTTTAACAAAAGCATCACCTAAGGTGTGTGTACCATCAGCTCTATCAGCAGCAGTACCCAACATTTGAGATACAATTTCAGAAGAGGTAGGCTCAAATACTTTATCAGCAGCCAAGAATCTAACACCGCTTTGAACTTCGCCTAAAAATAATTCTGCTCTGTAAGTAGCGGGGCTATAAACAGGTGTGTCTGTAGACTTGCCCGGATCAAGGGGCGTAGCTCTTACTGCACTAACATTAAATTTCTTATTAGCTCTCATAATAGTATATTGATTAGTATTAATTTGGCTACTAACTGCATCAATATACTGTTGTCTGTTTTGTTTTTGATTTACAAACTCAATTAAAACATTATGTCTGCCAGCACCTTTTCTAAATCCTTGTTGTTTAAATCCCTTTTCGTATAAAGTTTCAAACGCAATCATAAGATTCATAACATGATGAGTCTTCCAATTAGAGTCTCCACCTACAGGATATTTATATCCTAATAATTCTTTAATAGGATATCCTTCAAATTGTTCTTTCTGTTCTGGACGTAGCAATCCAATTGCATGCTCAATAACTTTTCGACCAGCTTCAGTCTTTGCCAGTTTCTGAACAGCATTAATAAAATCTTTCTTTTGATCTTCTGATAAAGAGTTAGGATCGGTTCTTTTGCTTGTTAAGAACATTGGAGGAAGCAGCCCAGAACTCATTAGGGTAATAGGGTCAATAGCATCTGCCATGTTACCACGAATCTTTTTGGCAATATCGCCAGTTAATGATTTCATAATTTCATTTCTGTTTTCCATTAAGGCTTGTTCATTAATCTTAATTGGAACTGGAGAATAATCTAAACCTTTAAACAAGAGTCCAGTATCTTTAGCTAAATCAATAACATCATTAAATTGTGTACGCATTAACTTGGCTACGTCATGCAACGCTTCTTCGCCTGTTTCTGGTTTTGCTTTAGGATGAGCTAAGTAATACAAAATTTTACTTTCTTGCTCAGGTTTAATATCTTTGTTGCCTCTAATTTGTCCACGCAAGAAGGCAAGTTGATTATCAATTTTTTGTTTTGCTCTAAGCAAATCAGAAGTTCCTTCAGGATTAATCATATGTTCAGTCATAAGAATTTGTTGATCAATCACTAAACTAAGTTGAACAGCTAAATCATAAATAGAATCATAAGTCATATCATTTTGTGAAGGACCTAAAGTAAGTTGATTAAGACCTTCTCGATTCAAAGCAATTCTATCTAAGAAACCTCTATGGATTTTACCATTATTATTTTTAAGGTTACGAGTAAAGATACTTAAGGCAACTCCCGGTTTTTCTACCAGTAAATCTTTCATGTCAACAACAAGAACACCATCACCAGATCTAAATCTACCGTTATCTCTAAGCTCTTGCTCAGCTATAATTCTTTGGCTTCTAAATGTACCAAACTCATCTGGTAGTGCATCAACAGCATCAAGTTCGCTGTTTCTTGCAGTTAATTCATCGCCCAATGCACTTAATTCTTCTGGAGATAAATCATTTCCATCCTTACCTCTTTGTGTATTAATTTGATCCTTAATAGATCTAATCTTGCCCAATAAATCTAAAACTTCATCATCTGTTTTTTCCGTAGTTGTTCCTGACTCAGAACCATCATGATGAAATACATAACGATGATTGTTTGGTTTAGCCACTAAGGATGCATCTGGTTTGCCATTCTTAACAACAATACCAGCAGCTTGTAAAGCAAGCTCTTTCATTTTAGCAAGCTCAGCCTTACCTTCTTCTCCGTAATAACTTTCAAACTCTGTCATAGTAGCAATCATAGATCTTAAAGTATTTCTAGTGCTGTCAATACTTCTTACAATTGCTTTTCTAATTCGTTTAATAAAGTTTTGTTTACCCGCATCCTCTACTTCACTAAACTCAATCTTACCTTCTGCATCACTAAGAATCTGTTCAATCTCTGCTCTTGCTTCTGTTAGCCAGAACATAGCAGCAGACTCAGCAACAAACTCTTCTGGTTTTTTCATAAACTGTCTATGTCTTTGGAATGTAGCAGTTCTATCGCCCTTAGTAAACGCAGCGGTCATATCAAACATAAGCTTATTAACAGATCTAAATCTCATAAGCTCTTTAATCTGTAACATCTCATCTGAGGTAGACTCTAAATCAAAATACTTATATGTACCAACGTGAACTAATTCGTGAAGAAGAATCTTAGCTGCAGTCATGGGATTCTTTTTGCCATCAGCTGTACTAAGCTCAATAAGATATCTATCACCAGCCATAGCACTAATAGCTCTACTCTTATTAGCACCAAACTGAATATCAACTCTATTTAAGAAGTCTGCATTGCTAGCAGAAATCTTAGCCACTACAGCAAGAACAATATCCTTAGTTGTTTCGGAGATATAACCATCAGCAACAGCCTGCTCTAATGAACTCTTAAATGCAACACCTGAGATAGTATTCTCAAGATTCTTTGCAGCAGTATCAGGATCAACCGTAAGAGTTAGCGGAACTTCTCTGCTTTGTAAGCTATCTTCAACTTCAATTTGACTAATAGCTTTTCTAAGAGCATCTTGAGCAGCTTTCATTTCAGCTTTATCAAGCAAATCAATACTTTTGTTTCTGCTCTTAAGATACTCAAAGAATTGAATATCTAACTGATTTTCATCTGACGAGGTAAAGCTTGCAGGATTTTCAGCAAGCCACATAACAAAACCTCTGGCCTCATCATAGTACTTACCATTCTCTCCAGTTCTAACCATCAATGCAGTAGTAGCCCATGTTTCAGCTTTGGTAATCATTCGTTGAACTTCTGGCAATTGAATTACTTCTTCTAACGTTAAGGATCTTGTAACACCGCCTTCAGTTACAAACATTTCCTTAGTATTGCCATACAATTCCATGTAAGCTAACGCAGTGTTAACTGCAACAGAACCAAAGGATTTTGCCTTTTGTTCAACCTTGCCATCTTTTATTACCGCAGGAATAGTAATTCTAGTTTCATCTGAAATAGAATAGTGAGTTGCCAGATATCCTAAAACTCTTTGCTGCTTAAGCAATCTAAGTTTTTCCCCTCTAAATGGCGGCTTGATATCCACCAATGATTCTAATTCATCGGGCAATACTTCAAGTTGTTTCCATGCAGTTAACTGCGCTTTTAATACACCGCTATGAAGTTGATCGGTTTCCCCCTCAAATTGACTATAGTCTAAATAGATAGCTTGTTGAGTACCGCGTCGTTTTCTAAACGGACCTTCGGCAAACACGCCACCCATTGCTGGCAACCTTCTGTTACCGCCTTCAGTTTGCGACAACATAGATCTATCTCTGCCGCCTACAACAACATTAAGACTGGTATTTAATTCTGTAGGTTTGCCTTCTCGTACATTGTATTCATCTACAAGATACTGCATACCCTCAGCGTGTACTTCATCTCTAAGACGCATTTCAGAAACACGTTGGCCTGTAACATGATCAATTTGATCAAGACGCGTACCTCTTGACTTATGCTTATTAAGGTGGCTAATACCAGTGTAATGTGTATCAGTAATTAAATCTAAGGTAGTACTGTTTCTAATATTTAAAAGAGCCTGCCTTGCTTGAGACAGTGTAAGTTTAATTCTACCCGTCGTACCTTGAATTTTATTTTCTGTAGCAATTTCGCCAGTACCGGCAATCAAACCTCTTCTAGAACTAGTGCTTCGCAAAGCTGTTTCTGTTTCTTCTTGATCTAGTTGACCCAAGTATGCACTCTTAGCTAAGGTAAGAATATTTCTGTCAGCTAAAGTTTCTTTCTTATCTAACTCATCAATGACAAAAATAGCTTCATCTAACGACAAATATTTACCATAAACAGGGAGCCTTTTAGTAAATTCTTCAACAGTAATATCAAGATCGTTTCTCTTAATAATAGTTTCAACTAACTCTCTTCCCTCAGTTCGTAAGAAATCTGCAGTATCTTGCATATCAATAATAAGAGTAAGAATGTGAGCAGCATCTGAAGCGTGAACAATTCTAGGTCTGTCAGCTGTTTCTTCTGTAACAAACACAGCTCTAGATAAGTCATCCATGGCTACGCCTTCAACAGGAGACAATGCTCCGTATGCACCTAGGTTATTCAATTCGTTTCTTAAAGTATTTAAAATCTCTCCAAGATTCTTAGACGTACCATCTTTGTTTACCAAGGTTCCTGTAGAAATAGTAGACACATTTCCACCGGGAGCCATTTCTACAATCGTGCTAACTGCATCTGCATTTTCTTCTGCTCTTTGATTAATTAATTTAATTTCCCTTGCAGTCTTTCTTCTGTATCTATGGATAATTTCTTCGCGTCTCTTAGTTAATTCTTCTCGTGACAATTCAGCAGGGAGTCTGTTTAACTCAGTTCTACGTTGCTCGTGGTTTCTATCTCTGATAATACGAACCTTCATAAGATAGTCAACACGCTGCCATTCGCCACGTTGAATCATTTCAATTAATCCATGATCATATGCAAATCTAATAAGTTTAGTTCTTAATGATGTAGCATACTTTTGAATAGTTTGTCTGCTAGCCTGCATAGCAATATCACTGCTTTCAGCAATATTTAATTCAGGATAAAGCAAATCATTTGGTTCAGTGCTATATGGATTTTCCACAAGATTGTTTACATGTTCTTGCTCAATCATTAAAGCATCTGACTCTTCGGCATTATCCATAAAGTCTCGAAGGCTTTCAATCTTACCTGTAACCATTCCGGTGCCTTGTAAAATTCGTTTAACTCTAATCTTTTTAAATTCCGGCACACCTAAGTTTCTAAACGAGGTATCAAAAGCTTTTGCCCTAGTGGCAAACATACCATGATTCTGCCCCAAATTAATCTTACGATCTTCAAGTTCTTCTACAGTTGTAGCTGGTGTGTCTACAGTTTCAGGATCCATACCATGAGCAGCAGTGGCTTGTGTTAACATAGAGCTTAATTTAACCTGCTGTCTTTCTGAATCAGTTAAACTTTCAAACCCACCTTGGGTTTTAACTGCATCTTCAACAGCCTTAGCAACTTCATATTGTGAATGCCAATCTTCAAAGAATTGAATATCGCGTTCAACTCTTTGTTCTGGTGTTAACTCATTATCGGGAGTCATAATTGCAATAATTGCTTTTAGTCTTCTAATTTGATCAGGATCTTTTTCACCTTCTAATTTTTGTTTGGCAATTTTAACAATAACATGTTCTACATTTGTATGAACATTTGCCGTGCGGTGTAATAAATACCTAGCAAACATTTGTTCTGCCTTATCAAAATTAACCTCATTACGAGCCTTAAGCATAGCTCCCATAGCCAGCAGGGGCTCGTCAGCGGCTACCCCTTGATCCTGAGCCCCCTTGGGTCCTTGGTGAGTTCCCTCGTGCTCAGTGCCGTACCAGCGTCCAGCATAGCCATCTCTACCAATACCACGATAGGTAAGATTATTTTTGTAGTATTTTTCAAGAGTATTTCGCATATTAGGATCGCCAACGGAAATACCAGCAAACTCCATTAGCTCATCAAGAGCAACCATGTCTAGTTTTCTACCGACTTCGCCCATAGCTTTTACTGCTTGGAATAGACCCTCTTGTGGCTCGATAGCAGCATCTGCTTCCTTTTGAACTTCTTGAGCTTCTTCTCTTGTAATGCCTTCATTAATTTCTACTCTAATGTGACGGATAAAGGAACCCATATTCTTTTTAAGATTTAAAGTTTCCCCTACAGGTTCATCACTAATGTTACCATTTTTATCTAAGTATGGTTTCACTTCTTCAAACTGTGACCATTCTGATTTAGGTTTAGTCAAAAGAATACCAACAACCTTAGGTACAGTTTCTAATTCTTTATCGGTTAATTTTAAAAGAGGAGTATCACTAGTCAAGGCAGGAGCAGATAATCGTTCAATACCCTTTCTAATTCTATTTCCCAAGAACTCCATTTGTTTATCTGAAGCTGCTTGCATTGTTTTATTAATCTTAGACTTCATCCGGTTATACTCAGGTGTTCCGGGCTGGTAGCCAAGTTGTCCTTGAATCAATCCTTCAATCATAGAATCACGCATTTGAATTTGGAATGCAAGATTGTTAAAGGTAATATCTTCCAATGCCATGGGGTTGCTTGGATCAACCATCATGTTTCTAATATGTTCTCTAAGTTTTCTTTGATTGTCATCGGTAAACCCATGAGCATCCATACGAGTACGCATAGCTTTTAAGATAGAATCTAACTGAGAGTCATCGCCTAAAATATTTTTTAATAACGGATCTTCTGTTCGATCTTTATTAGTTAGATCAGTAAGAGCAATCTGTCTACTCTTTAAGCCAAAGCCAAGTGCAATTCTTGTAAGAGGATCTGAAACTTTTGAAGCTTCTGTAGCATTTAATCCCATCTCATCTACCAAAAAGTTTTTAAATTCTTTATTGATAGTATCTTTTTTAGCCCCATAAAGATAGGTCATCACTGGTTTTTTAAACAATGCTCGAACCTTAGCATACTCTTCACCATCCAAAAGATTATCAATTGTAATACCGTCTTCGAATGTTGCAACAGATAAGGTTTCTGGAAGGAAGCCAATCTCTTGCAGTTTTTCCACAGTATCTTGTGCTAGCTTTTGCTCAGGTCCCGTTCCTTGATACGCCCGTTTAAATAAAGCTAACAAGATATCGTGAGCACTCTTAATATAATAATCTTCTTTGTTTCTATTCTTATATCGACCAACAAATTTGTTACCCATCATCTCATGATGATCAAACAAGAACCTATCTAAAGCATCTCCCTTGTCTGCAATGGCAGCTCTTAATTTATCTGTAGGAAATGACCAATCAAGTTCCATTTCTGTAAATGTAAATGACAAAGCCATCTTGTGGTGAATACCATTAAAGTTACCGTCAAAGTATGTATCTTTGCTTAAAGCTTCTTCCGCAGACTTAATGCCAATATCAGTGGCTTCATTGATTGCTTTACTAAAGGCAGACCATGTAGCCAATCCTTCAATAGCAGTATCTCTAAACACTGGATACATTTTGCCGTAGCTTCGAGCCGCGTGATAGGCCAGTGTACCAAAGCGAGCACCAGCAACTCCAAAGCCACCAGCTTCACCAGCACCCCGTCCTAAGGCATCTTCTCTGCCCGGAATAGCAACCGTAGTTCCGGGTAAGCCAATACCATGACGTTCATACAGTTCAGAAACAATTCCTTCATCTAAGAAACCACTAGGAATACTTTCCCCATACACTTGATTGTTTACAGAGTCGTGAATACTAGACAAAAGAACATCATGCAGTCCTGATAAAGCAAAAGCCATGTCTTCTAATAACTTTTTTCTAGATTGAAGATTAGCGGTTGGATCAGCAAAGATAATTCTAGGCATTGGTCTTTCACCAGCAATAAACTTAGATCTATCTGCAACTACACCCACAGCAGTCTTATCTGGTGTTTTTTCAGGATCAGTAAAGTCAAAGATCATTCCCATTTCCTCTTCGGTTAAATCTAATTCCATAATGAATTGATTAACCATCATCAATCTATGATCTTCTTTAAGTTTTTCTAAACGTCCCGGCAACATGGGTTCAGCCATATTAATCTTAATTGGAGCACCACGATGCTTAACTGGATCCATACGATCACTACCATGAATCTTAGCACCGCTAGAATCATAGTCATCTTCGTAATCTTCAACCATTTCGTGAGTCGTGCCAATTTGTTCACCAGCCAATGTATCAACAATACCCATACCAATTTGATCAGCAAAAGAATATGAAATATCGCCATTGCCCCAAGAAGACAAGTCACCAGACTTATTCCCCGGATATGTTCTTAAGTATTGAGCTACAGCTTGCACATACATTTTTTGTGCCGTCTGATCTGGAGATGTATTATCTCTATATGAGGGATCCAATAATCCTTCTTCTACTAAGAAGTTAACAATCTTGGCTAACTTTCTTGGCTGTGCAAAATACAACTTCATTCGTTCTTCAATAGCACCTAAGACTGTAGCTTCGTACTCTGCTTTATTAGATGTTCTAACCAACTTTCTACTAGTAGGATCAATACCTACTAAGAACTGACCTCTTAAGGAACTAGTTTCGCTTCTGAATAAAATACGACCCAATTCTTTAAGAGTATCTGAATCACCTTCAGCAATTTCTAAAGTTTCTTCTAACAATAACTCTTCATCTTGCAAGTGCTCATCGCGACTAAGAGATTCTTTTTGTGCTTCCAATGCTCGAAGCTTAGTCTTCCTACCTCTTGTCTTATATTCAAGACGAGCCTTGTGCATCATTAACTCATCTAATAAACTTTCAGGATCAAAGTATTCAACGCCTTCATCAACACCTGTCACCATAGATTCTCTAAAGATAACAGCCCAATTCATTTTAGCAAAGAGTTGACCTACATTAACATCAAACCCTTTTCTTTTTCCAACAGCTAAAGCAAAGCTGGCTAACTCTGCACTAGTAATGGTGGTTCTGCCTTCAATAGTTGCAAGGTTATTAATAGCTCTTTCCAAAGCTTTAATTAAAGCAAGTTGATTATTAGCGTTTAAAACGGCTGTTTTATCATCGTCAGACATATCAATACCGTTTCTGTCAACGGGATCAAAGGCAGTATTAATTAAACCAGTAAAAGGTTTACCTCTAATGGGAACAATAGCATCATTACCTTCTAATGCAATATCTAATTCAATATCTGGATTGCTAGCGGCACGAACTCTTTCCCATTCCTCTTTACCATACAGAGCCATAATTTTTGCTTGACGCAGCTCTCGTTGAGTTAACTCACCTTCAGCTTCAGTCTTTAATCGTTTCTTAAATGCTTCATATGCTGTATTAAAGTGATCTTGATTAATTGTAGTATCGCCACGTTCTCGAATATTAGTTAACTTTTTTCTTTCCTTTTCTTTTTTAGATAACTTTTTATCAGCTTCAATTGCACCATTAACTTCTTCTGTCATAAAGTTTGCAATTGTTTTAGCATCAAACTCACTAAAACCTACCTCTAGCAAAGCTGCATGCATTTCTTCAATAGTGGGCTGCGGATTTTTTTCTTTAAGTTTACGAAGAATTCTTCTGGCATCGTTGGCTTTGTCTTTCTTCATACGTCTTACTTCAATTTGAGCCCAGACATTTTCAGCAATAGACTGATCCATATCGGGAGCAAGAGCATTTTCTCTTTCCTTAAGTTCTTCTTCCTTAACTTGTGCCTTTTGCAATGCATCTTTATTTTTTTCTGCTATACGTTGCGATGCATTACCCAATGCTTCTTCCATAGTTGCTAATTCTTTTTTAAGTTTAGCTTCTCTTTGATCTAACTTAACAACATCTTTTCGCGTAGCAAAATCTTCGTCATCAAATTTTTCGCCTTCTTGTTCTCGTGCTTCCTCACGAAGTCTTTCTCTCTCAGCTTCAATACTACGAAGCTCTTGTAAAATTATTGGTCTTCGCGTATTGTAATTTTCTTTAACTCGCTGACTGCTCGTATCTGCATCTTCTGCCTTTCGTTGAGAGTCAACTGCCCTATCGGTATTTGCCTGTCGTTCTGTACGAATAGCTGCAGCTTTTTTTCCATCTTCTGATACAGTACCATCTTCAGCAATAATTTCACCACTATCAGCATCCTTATTAGCCTGATCAATAGCATCGCCAGTTTTTGCGTCGGTTGTTTTAGCACTCTCGTCCATAGACTCCTCTACAGCTTGTAACACTTCAACTTCAACAGGAGACTCTTCTTCAACTTGCTCGGCTTTTCTTCGTTCTAATCTTTCCGTTTCTTCGCGAATAAGAGCGTCAATAGCATCTGATTCTTTTTCGTCCAGAACTTTACCGTCTTTCATTTTTTTAAGAGCAACAAGCCTGTCTTCTGATCTTTCAATAGATCCTCTGGGTAAAGTAGGATCTGTTGCTTCTTGAAGAAACTTGTTCATTAAATCATTAGTTTCTTGATCTACTCCGGGTCTTCGTGCATCGGCAGGATCAAATGTAATACCCCTACCTTCGTCTTCTGTTTCAGGTTGCTTTTCTTTAAGTTCATTTAACCTTTCAGTTAATCTTTCTTTTTCTTCAATAATATGAACCGCAAGCTCTTGATTATTTTCTTTTGATTCAGCTTCCATTTTTGCAATTTCAGCTAATCTACTTTCAATCTCTGTAATTTCTGTTTCTTCAGCCGTTGGCTCTTTAGCTGGCTCTTCGGGCTTGGCTTCTGCTTCCGGTTTACCATCAATAGGCTTGCCTTCCTCTAAAAGCCTAGCATACGCTTGAGCCACACGTTCTTTTTTAGCTTTTGCGTTACCAGATTTTTTAAGACCCAATCTATCAAGCTCAGCGGTTAATGCTTTGCCCTTAAGGTTCATAGCTTTTACTTTAGCAGCATCTTTCTGTCTAATAAGATCTCTTTCGGCAATCGCTCTAGGATCAGCATCAGGAACAATTTCAATATTAAACATACCACCTAAACCGCTTAAGACTTCGGATAATGCCAAATTATCTTGTGCTTCTTTTCTTGCATTTTCAATAGTAAGAATAAATCTGCTAGCTTCTGGATCAGATAGTCGTGCTAAAACATTTGAAGAATCCAAACCAATCCCATCAAAATATTGTACACTTAACTGGCCTACAGCTACTTCTGTAAGATCGTTTTGGATAAGATCAATCATAGCTGTTCTAGAATTAATCTTTCTTTGTCTATTCTTTTTAGAATCCGATTTTAATCCTTTAATTAAATCAGCTTCAGCTTCAGTTAATTCTCTTCCTTGAGCTCGACGCAAGCCTGTAAACATAGCAACAAGATCAGTATCAGACGCATCTTTAATACCTAGTCTGTCTGCAATCGCTTGTTTAATTAAAGGTCTAAGCTTTTCTGCTGCTTTAACCTCATCAATACCTGTAACAATTTGAAGCTTGTTAAGCATTTCTCTAACACTATCATATTTTTCTACAGTTAGTGCTTGAACTTCAACCTTAACAGTTTTAAGAGTTTGGCCCCTACCTTTTCTCTCAAATGCTTTGGGTCTACGCACAGAAAGTCTCATTGGCATTTTAACACCACGCATATTAACTGTTACTTCAATAATATCAGCATCATTAAGATCTTCAATTAAACCTTTGCCTCCGTCAATGATAAGCGTACTACCATCATCGTTAGCTTCAATAAATTCAACAACAGTATTAAAACTAGCTTCGTGATTAATTTTATTATTTAACTCGCGGAATGCGGTATTTGCTTTTTCTTGCAGTGCATCATCAATAGCAAATCGCATATCTTTAACAATACCAAGCCGCTTTCTGTGTGCTTTAATAGCAGCAAGTTGCGTATCAAAGTCTACATTTCTGCGATGCTTAGCTAGTTCTTCACTATACTTTCTATCTTCTGTATCTTTTTTAGGAACAAAATATTCCTCACCACTATTTTCATCTGTAGCTGTCTCGTATAAATCGGGATGTTGTTCTGCAATAATTTGGTCAATTTCTCTAGAAACACCGCCTTGATCCATCTTAATTAACAAGTCGGGATCATCTAAGACAGCATCAAAGGCTTCTTGGAATGTTGCTTTAGGATTAGTCTTCTTCATCTCTTGATGTTTTTCTAACGCCAAAGATCGTAAGCTCATTTGGAAATATGCAGCATCTCTATGTGCTCTAGCTTCTGAAGCTGATTTTGCTTCGCTATCCAGTTTACCCCAGACGGCCCCCATAAGAGCAAGATTAAATTCATCCTTACTAACAGTGCCTTCTTTAACTTCTTTAGCAATCTTTTCTCTTTGCTCAGCTTTAAACTTTCTTACATCTTCGGTATCGCCTTCTTGTTCGGTAAAGTCTTCGGTACGATCAATACCTAATTTTTGCCGGGCAATATCTTCTCTTGTTTTACGAATTAACTTAACAAGTTTTAATTCACCCTTCTTACCATCAGTAAGAGTTTCCCTACCAATAATATTACCTTCTTTATCAAACTCTAACATTGTAGCAATTGCTTGCAAAGCTGGATGTTTATTAACCAGCTCTTGTACATTACTACCTTCAATTTCAGCAATCGCTTCTGCCTCAGTCATATTTAATTCATCTAAGGCAATCATTACATCTAATGCATCTAATTCATTAGATAAGAAAGTAGTATCATCTAAAGAAGTGATTTGTTTCGCTCTGTGAAAGAATGCACCAATATTGCGAGTCCATCCCATACCATCGGCATCTTCATCAAACATGCTACCAAAGTTATCAACTAAATACTTTTCTGCTTTAGCTCCAGTGTATCTCATACCAAAGTTAATACTTCTTAAAGCAGGATTAATACCAAAAGCTCTAACCAAAGACCCTGCAACACCCTCATCAATAAAGGCTTTAAACAGGTCTTGATCTCTACCTACTTGAGTCTGATTCATACTGTAAGCATTGTATGCTCCAGCAATACCTTCTTCGACAAAACCAGCAGGAAGTTCCGCCATCATGTACCCAGTAAGTTTAGAACCGTATTTTCTTGTGGTACCAAACTTCATACCGTCTACAATAAAATCATCTGAAGTTACATTTAAGAATCTACCTACAGCAGTTTTTCTAAGTCCATATCCAATACTAAGACCCCAGTTTTGAGGCAAAGCATTGTTAGCTTTTTGTGCAGCCTTTCTCATGGTTCGAGCTGCATTAACTAAAGTTCTAGCAAACTTCTTACCCTTGCCAACATGTTTTGCTACTTTTAAACCAGTTAGAGCTGCTATTCCAACAGGTCCTGTAGACAAGGCTAACATCCCGCCAATAACAAGCTCACCCGCAAAGTCAGGGTCATTCATTAAAGAATCTCTAACAAAATCCTTAGCCATCATTGCCCACTCTTGATATTCTGGAACTGTTTCTTTCCAATGAGCAATAGTATTGGCAGCACCCAACATAGCAATGCCTCTGTTAACATTCCACCAAAACTCATTAGCGTTGCCGGTTTGTTTTAAAACATCCATATCAACGCCGGATTTATTCATTAAAGAAACAAACTCAGGATTAATTTCTTGAATCTCGTTTAAATAAGTATCGGCACTAAAATTAGAATCAGTATAACGAAGCGCTTGAAGATCAGGAGAATCCATCAATCCAAAAGCATCAAAAGATTCATCAAAGTTTAATGGGTTTACATTCCAACCATCTCCCGCAACAGTGATACTATCCATTCCTCGTTCAATTTCTTCATCACCACGATATTCTTTAAGACCTTCGCCTTCAAAATAATCTCGTAAACCGCCTCGCATAAGATTCATATTAATTTTAATATTGTTAGCATTTCGAGATGTAATACCTCTTTCTAACTCTGCGTTAGATAAGAACCAACTGGCGGAAGAAGCAGCGGCCCAACCAGTTGTTCTTTGATCTGCAATTTTTAAATTACCTGTTGCATCGGGAGTAGCAATCTTATACATAAAATCATTATAAGCCTGAGCACCTTTAGGATCTCTATGACCGAGGAACTTGGCTATTACAGCATTGTCTTTCATCTTGCCAAATCGTTTTTGCCCATAGGTTGCAGCTTCTCTAGCGTTAGCCGCTTGAGAGTTTGCAGTATGCTCACTGTATGCATAGTTTCTTTCTAAGGTTTCAAGCGTACGATCTTGGGCATCCATTGCGCGGTTTCGATTATAGTCTTCAGTCGTTAACCCATTATTCTGGCCGCCGTCTAAAGTTGTATGTCTTCTCCGAAGATCTCTAGTAACATTCTTAAGATCTTCGATTTCGAATAATCTACGTTCCGCTTCTCCCATGTGATAATCTCCTTATCCAATCCCTTCAGGGATAACTTGTGTTTGCTGTTCTTCTAATTGCCTTCTCAATTCTTCGTCTACTTCAAATTCCTCTATACCCATTCTTTGAGCTGGTGATCTAAAGGGACTAGAAACTCCGGGTCTTTGTAAAGGATTGCCATTAGCGTCTACTTTTTTATATCTAATATTTAATAAGTTAGCAACAGTAACATCATATTTAGAAGCATCTCTTAAATACCGAGTAGGTTGTTGCCGCATTGCAGCCCTGCCTCTTTCAAGAGCTGCATCATATGAATCACCATCAGTGAAAAAGTTTCCAATATTAGCAGTAGCAGTTCTTACTAAACCTAAAAGTTTTCGCCTACTTGCTCCGCCATATCCGTATCCTTCTCTATCTCCGCCTTCTACATAAGTTTCTGGAATAATTTGACCTTTTTCATCAAGTTGATATGTTGGATCAAATTGACTAATGGTTTGAATTGGTTGATACTCATAGGGAAGTCTATAGGTTCGTTGAGTACGCTGACCTGTAACGGGATCAACAAAGTCACCAAATTGAGTTCGAGTAGTACCTAATCTTGAATCTACTTTTTCTTCGCCCAATGAAACTCTTCTCGGTAATCCAGCTAAACTTGTCATACCTTTTTGCTGCATAAATGCACTCATGTCAGCACCCTGATTACCAGCCATTAAGTATTCTAAATATCTTTTCTTTAACTCTAAGGGCTGTTGAACCATTTCTAAAGCTACATCAATAGACACTAAATGATTAGGATCAATATTACCAATACTAATACCTGCGTCTTGTAAAGTAGAAGCCGGTACGGCATCATCTTTTATATCAATAATACCTGTTTTATCGTTAATTGTAATATATCCAAAGTCTGCTAAAGAATCTAAAATCATATTATTTTGATTATCTTCTAATCTAGTTAAGACTTCATTTTGATCTTCTAAAGACATATCTGCAAGCAATACAGAAAAACCATATCTGTTTGTTGACAGTAACGGATTTTCAGAGGGCCGTCTTTTAGTATCTCGAACAAGATGAGAAACTTCAGCTAATTGATTGGGCAAAGACTGAGGGTTGTCATAAATATAAGATCCACCAAGACTTCCCTCTTGCATATCTCCTAAGGTCAGTACTCTAGTTTTTCCGCCAATTGTAATATATTGTTGGTTAGGACTGATCTCTCCAAAGGGATTTATATTAGGAACAGAGGCAAACCTAGTGCCATCACGCAATCTAAATGCCATATTCTCTTCAGCTGTTGTATCTCCATACGCACTAGCAGTATAGATAAGTTGTCCAATACCAGCAAAATCTAAATAATCTGTAGGAGTAATATCCGCAGGCGCACCCGCCATTAAGTTAGTTAACATATCAGATGCTCTACCAGAGACTTGAGCTAAAATCATTTCTGAAGCTACAGTAGCAGTAAGCAAATCTGTAGGATGACCAAATTGATCTCTGTTGGAAATTTGTTCAGCTAATATCGTTGCCATTTCTTCTGCTTGTGTCAACTGTTCGCCCGTTAATCCACCAAATTGATCGTGATGTTGATGCTGTTGTACATAACTTCTAACAAAAGGAGCAGCTGATTGTTTCTGAATAGATGAAGCAAATAAAGCATCTTCTGCACTAAAAACAATATTGCCGCCAAACTCAGCTTTTCTTGTAAAAGGTCTAGGCATAAAGCCAGTTACAGGACCAAGCATTGATTCATATCGCATATCAAACGGAAGTTCGTATGGTTTTAAAGCCATAAAGAATAATGCTTCAGGATCTAATTCACCAAGAACAAAGGGTCGTTCTTCAGCGTTTTGTCTATTTAATACATTCATTATAGTAAAAGCATTAATGCCATCTAAGGTTTGATTATCGTTTATAGCTCTAAATACAAACTCTGACATTTCTTCAGCATCTCGTCTTTCAGCCATATCAGCAGGCACATACCGTTGCAAGATATCTACAATTTGCTCATCAGAAAAAGATTCTTTGGGTGTTTGAATACGATTATTTAAAATATAATCTGCATTAATTCCAGTGCCAGTAGCATATTTGTATAAAACTCTAAGCTGATCTGCGTAACTTATTTTAGCTCCTTGCTCTCGAATATCAGACATTACGCCTTGAAAATATCTTCTAAAAGATTTTTCAGCTCCTACATAACCGGGCTGTTCTGAGAATACAGAACCATTATTAGGACTTAAGAAATAATCAAGGGCATCTCTAACTAACTTTTGAGATTCTGGAGGCAAAGATGCTAATGTAGTTTCATCAAAGTTACCGCCAAATATCATACCAGTTAGCTGAATAGTTTTAGCAAAGTCTGCGGTCAATCCAAACTCTTGTGCCGCTTGAACAAACTCAGGACTTCGTAAGAATAAACCACTATCAATAGCAAGCATTCTTTGATTTCTTTCGTTTTCATCATCAACTGAAGTGCCAATTGCTTCTAGTTCTTTAGCAATATACATATCTTCAATTAGTTCACGATAAAATAAAGTTATCTGTCTTTCATTCTCTCCACCCTCAGTAAGTTCACCAAAGGCATCAAAAATTTGAGCGGTAATATTTTCTTTAAAGTTAGCTGCTTCTGTAATTTTAAACTTAAATTCTTGAGGCGTTCCTACCAAATTAGGATCATCAATAGTATAAGTCTTTCCTTCTAAGTTAACAACTTGAGCTAACATAGAAGCCTGTAACTTCATTGCAATAGGAGTGTCATATCTTCTAACAGTAAAACCACCTGCACCTGAGTAAGTACTATAATCTAAGATTTGTAAAATTTCACCTACAGCCTGTGTATCTTGTTGCTGCAGTTTGCCATCTTCTTCTAGTCCAGTGATCCACTCACCGATAGCGGCAACATCTCCCTCTCGAAGAGCTTCAAGAGCCGGTCTAAATCCTTCATCAGAAATAAGTGTATTAAGAATTTGACCACCCGGTGTAGTGCTATCATATAATGCTGAAGGCAAAGCTCTAGAAGATAAAGCATTCCAACCATTAACATACGCATCTGTAGAAACTAATCTGTAAGCCTCTCTATTAACCTTACCTGAATGATCAGTATCTTTTGGTAATTGCGTAACTGAAGATATATCAAGACCATTTTTATTTAATGCAGCAACTGCTTTTTCTCGAAGAGATTGATTTTCTAATGCAGCCCTTGCTGCTGCTTGCCTCCGCATTAGATCACTACTGGCTGAGCTTGATAATTGTCCAAACTTTCGTTGCTCATCGCCTAGTTGTTGAGACATTTTTTCAGTAAGCGCTCTAATAGTTTCAGGTCTATTTCCTTTGCCCTCTAATGCCTCTGCCAGCAATTTAACTCTAGCTTCTGGATCTGTAGTTTCTACAAATTCCACGAGAAAATCAGTATTCCCATCCAAAGAAGTTAATCTAGAATCAATATAACTAACTCTATAGTCTGTGTCTGATAGCCAATCTTCATAAGTTAATAAAGGTTTTGTAGGATCTAATGTTACATCTTTGATATTCTCATTAATTCTCGCTGTAAAATTAGCTTCATAACTTTGTGCTTGAGCTTGAGCCATGCCTTCATATAGATCTTGCCACTCAGGTCCATCCAGTGTTCTGCCAATTTCTCCATCTAAATCAGTAGGGGGACCAAGAAAATTAAGGTCGGTTAAAATTTTTATCTTGCCTGCTTCATCTGCCTTTTGATATAGGTCTTTACGAGTATCTAAACCAACAATTTCTTCTTGAATTGCTGCCTGCTCGTACAAATTCATACTACCACGAGATAAAACAAATGTTCTAAGTCGATCTTGTTGTGTAGCAATATCAGAAACAAAAGCATCTTCTGCAGAATTAAATGCAGATTGTGTATGCACATTGTCATTTTCTAATTGCTCTGTTAAGCCAAGTGCATCACCTAATCTTCTTGTAACTAATTCAGCTAAGTCTCTGCCATTAAAGTTTGTTGCTCCGTCAATACCTAAATCATCTGCTAATCTTAATAATAAAGATCCAGTATCATCGGAGGATAAATCATCAAGCATTTCTTTTAAAAGTTTTGTTTTTTCGACCCTTAGAGCATCTTCATCAAACTCTAATCCCTGTCGTGTTTTAGTAGTTTTTAATCTTGTTTCCCAAGAGCTAAGATTTTTTAATTTTTTAGCAGTATCCATACCATCCCAGTTAGCATAGAATTCCTCATCGTTAGCTTTTTCTAAATACTCCCGATGTTGTCTTTGCAATTCAGATTGCTTTACTTCAAAATCATCAGCCATATTTTCAATTTTAGCTTGCAAATCAACAGCACTGTCATACGCCAACTCTCTTGCAGCCTTTATATCTTTTTCATCTTTTTTGTTACCCTTCGCATCAAACTCTTTAACCTTAAGAATATCATCAAAGACACCACTATCGATTATTCTATCAGTAATAAAATCTCTTCCTAATGCACGAGAGTCAGCAACATCCATTTCGTTATATGCCATCCGCCAGTCTTTTTCAAACTCACTTAATGCCATTGACTCTGCAGCATCAGCTTGTCGAGTAGCAATCTTAGCCCGCTCAACTTGAATCATTGTCCATTCATCGCCATTTTCTACATAACCGTTTGTTTCAGCAGCATCTAAAACAGCCTCTCTTTCAGTTTCAGTTTTGGCCCCAGCTAAATCTATTCTTAATTGATTAGCCGCCTGTTGATCTAAGTTACGTTGATGTACTTTGCCTGCACTATTTAATTTTGTTTTAGTATACTGCCTACCCTCTCTAGTCATTCCACCTAATAAACCTTGTAGTCTTTCTCTTTTATGCTCAAAAGAAGATACATCTGTACCATCAGTCATAGATGTGATTGTATCGGGATCAACCTTTTGTTCTTCTAAATATTTGGTGTGCTGTCGACCGCCTTTTTTAACCATATCAGTAGAGCCATCGGCAAGAGTTACCTTTACATACTCTTGATTAAAAATTTTATCTGCTTTTTCTCTATCGCGTTTTACTCTATCTTGATGTACTCGATTATAGGCATCTACACCTTTATTAAATCCACCAACAATTCCCTTTAAAACCTCTAACTCACCAGACGGTCCCGGCACCATGTTTCCGTACGAAGTTTTAGATGGTTGATCAATAATCTCTGGTCCCGGTTTAATAAATACATTTTGCTGAGCAGATGGCATATTGGGAGTAAACGCTTCCTGAAACACTGTGGTTCTAGGATCTGTTGGTCTGCCCTGCTTGGCTCGTTTGTTATCTGGTCTTGGCATTATCCACCTCCTGCTGGTGCAGGTTTACTACCACCCATGCCAGCTCCAATTGCAGCCCCAGCACCTGCTCCAATAGCACCAATCCAACCTGCTGCAATAGCAGCACCGGGATCGCCAGCTGGAGAAATGCCGGGAACAAAATGAGTCGCGGGTTCCATGTTTAAGTTTCTGCTATTTAATACATTTTGACGCTGAGTATCTGCGTTTCTATCAGCAATATTTTTACTCATAATTAAATTTTGATGGCTCATCTTAGCGTTCTGTTTACTCATTCTTAATAAAGCTGCTCCGGTTCCTGAGCTACTTGACATGTTTTTGCCAGCCAATGCCATTTTTGTAGAAGACTTACTAGCTGCAAATGCATTGTATAAAGCTCGTTGATTAGCCTGGAATCCTCGTAAGTTGTCTTGCAAAGTAGCTTCATATTGCTTTCCTGCAGACATAGCCAATTGTCTATTAGTAATAAGTCTTTGTGCATTCTTTTGGTTTGCAATATCATTAACTCTATCTACCTCAAGATTACGCTGAAACTCCTGTTGTCTAAACTGCATATCTTGTCTAGCATGTTGTTCCGCTTGAGCATATCCGCCCATAATGCTGCCCATAATTTGACCAGCTACTTGCATTCCTACCAGTGTTGCTACCATTAGACTCTCCTTCCCCATTGCATTCTACCAGATTTCCCTACTCGTTTAGGCTGGTTTCGTTGATAAATTTCATCATTATGACGCAAAGCTCCAGACAATCTAGAGCTAAACATTCCCTCTACTCTTCTATCAGACTTCCATTCTTCGATAGTATCTAGATGTGCCTGCTCTCTTCTCTTCTGAACAACAGAATCCACATTAACATGGAGTCGTTCTTCCCAGTAGGAGCACGCCGCAGACAGGACATCTACGCGGTCATCATGTGTGAGGCTTCCACGGCGGTCTGTGAGCCGTGTGAGCTGCCTCTGGTTCGTTTCATCCCTCGCGGGCTTCTTATCGAACACAAGCCTGTGCTGAGCCATTGTAGGCTCCAGAGCAGCAAGCATTCTGCGTTCCTTCTGACCAGTTACCCTATACTCTTGAATTGCTACCTGTCCACAGATCTCTGTAATGACAGGACGGAGTAGAGAATTAAACATAGCATCACCATAATTAGATTCAATTCTAACATGATTAACATCATATTCGTAAGCTAGCTTACTTATCTTTTGGAGAACTGATCTTTCATAGCCTCCCTCTAAACCCAACAATTCGTGAACAAAGATGTAACCATTACTAAAACTAGCAATGCAAATACCCGTTTCATCCCTACCTCTACCAGAGGGGTCAACAAACATTGCTCTATCTTGATACTCATTAAACTGATTTGATACCCACATAGGATTATAAATACAATCACCAGACATACCAAAGGATGGGATTTTCCTATTCGGGTCAGACGTAGCCCATACAATCTTCTCGGGAGCTAGATCAGGGTTTACATCTAATACAATAAGATCTTGTAACTTAAGTGGGTACTTATCTTTATCAGCCAGACTAGTATCTAGTTTGTAGTGGAGACTGAAGAGCGTGGGTCCTACCTTTGCTTGACGCTCCATTAGAGTCTCCATACTGAATCTTTCTGGCTGCGTAGGATCTCCAGCTTCAAAGCCTTGCTCAAAGATCCATGGCGAAACATCCTCACATTCAGATTCTACATTCTTGTCTGGCATAATTGCAGGGAATTTAACCACTGGGTAGCCAGTTTTTAATTGGTTGTAGATACTATCTTTAATTTGAGGTGTGCCTAGAAAGATAACACGCCCACCCACGTTCCGAATTTGTTCTGCTTCAAGACATTTATTTAATAGTTTCTGCCTAGTGACCGCCGTCTCACAGTTACCTTCAATCTCTACATCATCAAAGATAAGATACTCTGCGTGCGACCCTGTAATCTGGGCAGTAATACCTTTGGCATAGCAGGACTTATCCTGCCCGATACGAGTACGAGACTCTACATTAAAGCCAAAGGCATTATCGGTTGTATGATCTCCGGGTCTAAGATGTTCACAATAAGGAACAAGATCTAAAATCCTGCGTGTCATGCTAATAAATTCTACCGCCTTGTTGCCGGTAGCAGACACAACCATGATGGTTGAGTTGTGGTCCCGTACAAGGAACCACGAGGCTAGACAGGCGGTAATAACAGATTTACCAAAGCCCCGCCCAGCTTGAAGCTGCATGTCGTTAGGGCCGTTCTGAAGAGCGTCTGCCATAGCATACTGTACGGGTGTTGGTTCACCCAAACCTAAATATTTAAAGCACGCCCACAAGTGATTCCTAAAATCATCTTTCATTTCCGGGGGTATTTCCATCAATGCTCTCCTTCAATCGCCCTCAGTCTATTCTCATGGTCCTCTACGATATGATGTAAATTAGTTAAGTTAGCATTTATCTTGCCCAGTTCTTTTTGAATCTGCCATAGAAAGTTGATAATACCGCCTCCAATAATTAGCTCAATAAATACTAACTCGTCCATTAGATTGCCTCAATCTTAAATGGAGCAGCCGAAGACATAGCATCTTCGATCTCTTTAATAGTATTTTGCGGTAGAATATTTACATCTTCTTTGTGGTCATTAATGACACCACGGACTACTCCATACAAACCCGGGCCTCTAATAGTTGGATCGTTAAGATCTTCAATTAACGCATCAATTAACATTTCTTGTAGTTTTTGTAACTTGTTCATTTAAAGCTCCTAACTTATCTAACATTGCTTTACGGCGAGCACAGCCGCCACATTTTTTTAATTTACCGCCGGTTAATCCGTCGATAATGCCCTCTACTTTACTACCCAAGGATTTCTTTTCAGGTTCAGCCTCAGGATTTACTGTTAACTCTTGACCCTCCTTGTTCAACCAACTCGTTGAAACAGAGTAATCGTCATTAACAACAACCTTTAACGTCTTTACTGTTTGGTCATCGTCTAAAAAACTTAAGGTTTGTGTAGCTTTAGACATAACATCTCCTATTTTGTACCAGAACGAGGGCTTGGAATTCCCATCATTAAATATTTATCGGGACTGCCCGCACTAAATGGGGCAACCTGACTTAAGCAAGCGTCACAGCTGCGACACCATGGATCTTGTGCAGTAATAAATACACTAGACCACTCACTATCAATACCTACAGCTTCTTCTGCATTACCACTTAATCCAGTATTTTCAAAAGCAGTTCCATTTCCGCCGTATCTTTCAATAGTACCACTATCTAAAGTATCATCATTATTAGTACCATCAGCACCAGTACGAGATCCATTTATTCTAGTTATTTCGTTATTGTAATTAAAACAAGAATGATGAGCATCTGATGAGAATCTATAAATATCCATGCAGGCTTGTGCATTACCATCTGGATCACACTCATCACCAGTGCCATCATCAATATTAGTAACCCTATCACCATTGCCGATACCTATACATCTATCCGCCTCTTCAATAGTTTCTACTTCATTAAAGGTTAAACCAGCTCTACTAAAGTTTGTGCCTTGTTGAACATGCGAATAAGCTTGTCTAACTTGTTGTAAATTGCAAGTTTCCATACTACTAATAGCCGTGCAGTATGAATCAAAATAAAACGGCAGTCCAGTAATAGACGTACCTGATACACCAGATGAGCCAAATGTAATCTTAGAGGTATTACTCTTGCCCGGATATAGCCTATCACTACCTACGGTTACAGCATCATCACGCCCACCAAGACCTACAACAGCAGTTAATTGTTTTGTATGATTAAATCCATTAACATTAAAACCAGCAGCTAACTGCAGGTATGGAGCAAATGGTATAACTTCATCTATTTTTTTACCAACTAGTCCGCCATCGCCTGCAAATATTTGTCGTTCCGCTGCAGTAAATCTTGTTGTATCGTCTTCAGGGCAGGTATAATCATCAGGAAATCCAGCTCCATTAGTTTGATCTGCAAGGTGATTAGAATAATAACCTACATATTTATAGAAAGGAGTAATAGTTCCATTATTTCGTTGAATAAATAAACGTCCCTTATAAGTGTTTGATGCAGCATCATATCCAATAGCGGGAGCAGGAACAATACTTAAGGTTGGATTATTTTTAAATCTTTGATCTACAATTAAATCTGTACCTTGATCTCCACCGTTGCCAACCCCACCATCATCACCACCACATTGTTTTCCTTGAGCATTTTCATAAGCAGGCAACAAGGGAGGATTAGATATTCCTGCAGCCAAAGGATTTTCTGAAGAATTTAAAATAGAAAGAACTAGGGTTCCTAAGTTTGGATCAGCATCTGAGGTTACAGATACACTATTTAAACTATAGTCAAACCCGTTAGTTGAATCAATATTAGTTGCATTAGGACATGCTGTAGATCGTGTAGATAGTTGACTAATCTTTAAGTTTCTTTTATATTCAGCAGTAATAGTTACCGTAGTTACTGCGGTTGTTCCATTTACTGTAGCACTACCTGTACTAATAATTTTTCTGTCTGCGTTAATGATATTATCAGTAACATAATGACCTTCTAAAGATGCAGATGCTTCCTTAGCAAAACCAAAACCTGAGTTTTCTAAAATGCCTGTTTGATTATCGCCATCATTACAGAGAATAGTTCCTCCCGAAGGTATTAAATCTATACCACTAACTAAAGGTCTAGCATGATTATTTGTAGAACTTAGATTCTGACCAATAGAACAATCTACAGAAAAGGTTCTAGAAATCTGTACACTACAAGGCCATGTAGAAGGACAGGTACTAAGAGTATCGTTGTAGGTAGCATCGCCAATAGCAATGACATCGTTTAAAGTTTTTGTAGCTCTTGCACTATCCCCTGCCATTAACCCAAGGTATGCCTGTAAACAATCTTGACAGTTTTCTAAATAGGCATAAGCACTGCCAGCACTAGTACCGCCAGTAGCATGGGTTTTAACTATCGGACTATTAACAAACGCATCTACCTCGTAAGGATACTGTAATCTTGCTTCGTAAGCAGTAAGATCTGTAGCACAGTCAGGCTGTATTTGTTTAGTTCTATCTACAACTCGAAAGATATCTTCAGCAAGAGTAGCTGATTTTAATCTATCGTTACTGCCGCCGCCTACCAACTGAGCATTAGCGGCATTAGCAGTACTTGAACTAGGTGTACCATAGACAGCAGACGCAGTGCCGCCAACATCTACTAAAGAACCAGAAAGTGTAATGTAATCTCCTACACTTAAAGGATTGGTAGCATTGTTAGTAGAACCATCTATGGTAGCACCAATAACATTAAAGGCAAAGTATTGTTGACGAGAACATTGATCGTCGTGGTTATCACCCGTGCAGTTGTATTTGTTTTTTAATGCTTGCAAGTTATTAGCTGTATCTACAAGCACATCGCTTGTGCCGCCAGACAGCATTTGAAAGTACTCGTTCTTATTACAAAGACATACAACAACCCACAGATTATCATCTTGAGTTCCCGACTGGTCAAGAATAGCATCAGCGGTAGTAAACAGATCGCTACCAGATACTCCGGTAAGTATATTAGCCCCGGCAGGTGCGCCATTGTATGCAGTATTACGATCTACTTGCCAACACAGTTTATCACCACTTGTTCCATTTGGATCACAGTCATCAGTTTGTGCTTGAACAAAAACTTTATCTACTGCTTGTCCGGCAAATACAGTAGCGGCAATATATGCTACTCCTGTATCAAAACAACTAGCATCGCATCTAGTTGCTTTATAATAATCTGGACAACACTTATTAGTAATATCTGTTGCTGGCATATTAACCTCCTATTAACAAGGGCCTACAAGAGCGTTAGATGCAGAGAAGTAATACATTTTGCTAACACCCGTAGAATCAGTACGGCCTGCAGTTGTTCCACTAGTAGTACCTACAGCAAGTTTCCTACGTTCAGTCATCTCAACAATTACTTGCTCATCAACAACTCTCCAACCCTTGGAGTTATCCTGATAGCCCGCATCGTTAGCTGAACCATCTTCAGAGTTTGACTCGTAATTAGCTTCGCCCGTTGTACCGGCACCAGCAGTATACACTTGTTCAGTATCTGCTTGATTATTGGCTGAGCCAGAAACGTAAGAGGCAACGCCACCAATAGGAATAACTCTAGCATTAGTAGGCCAATCACCATTATTATCTTGAGTAACATTCCCTCGAATACCGGGGAAGACAAATGTAGAATTATTTGCTAACTCATTAATATTAACAGCGGCATCAATATGAGTGCCACCAGTATCTGTATCAGACTCTCTACCTAAATCTGCATTTGTAATATTAATTTGCGGAACGTAGGATCTACCTTCTGTTTCTACAGCAATAGGCACAGATTGATCTGCATCTGTAGTAAAAGACTTAGCGGTTGCTCTGTCGCCCTTATATGAACCCAATGCAGTAAACCTAAGTACACCGCTTCCAGCGTTTACAACTTGGTATACTCCACCTGATGTAGTAGCTGAAGCTAATTTTATACTACCAGTTGTATCGTCTGTCGCTGCAATTACTGCATTATAAATACGAGTAGCAACATCAGTATTTGATTCATTATTGTCTACATCATTAATTTCTACTTTTTGTAACTCATTAGCACTATTAGGAATAAAAATATCATGATCACCAGCGGAAGCATTTGCAGTGCCGGTCACAGTTATAGTCCAAACTTGTGCTACATCATAGAATGTACTGCCAATAGATACTTCTTCCCACGCATAGAGAAATTTATTAGGCAAGGAGTTGGGAGAGCTGGCATCAAAGTCATGGTTCAAGGGTTTAAAGTGTGTAAGTTTAGCTAAGAATTTTGTTTCATCAACAACAGTTCGTACTTGATTATTTAATTCTTCGCCTACAGGAATTCTATCGCCCGGATTTCCATCGCCGTAGTGTAAATGAATAGCTCCATAATCTCGACTAGAAGTTCCGTATCCTCTTGTACCCGGAATCTCTACCGTAAGTTCGCCTTCAGCTCCAGAAGAAAAGGTAGTATGATCCGTCTTACTTCCTCTACGTTTTTGTACTCTACTTGCCATGTGTTAACTCCTTAATTTTGACCTGATCTGTAGGTCTGTTTGAATACACCTTTAAACTCAATATGCGTAATGTTGCACGGGGTATAATGGTCACTGGTGATGAACACATTCATGCGTTCTGAGTCGCCAAAGACCTTAGCTATAAACTCACCCTCTTCATCAATAGGGATTGCTTGATCTAGCTGCGTTTTATTATTAAGGGCAGTCCTGTAGAACGGATTACGTTTAGTAGTCACACTCTTAAAGTCTGTATCACCCTTTCTCTGTATCTTAACACTGTAAATACCAGTGTCAGAATACCGTGTAGAGATAGTTCTAAGGTTGAGAACGCCATCTACTACATTCATTTCACCATCTCTAATAAACTGAGTAGATAATTGAATGTTCATATCGTAAGAATTGCCAAAGAATACACCCCGTGTACCCCCACTAATAGGAGCCAAGAGGAATCCTTGATCTTCTGTAGAAGTGGTAGGACTATTAATTAATCCCTGTTCTTCTTCTGCATCAATAATACCGTTAATACTACCTTGGTTATCTTGACTAGTAACTACATCGTTAAAGTCACCATCAATTGTAACCCGAGTACGTTGACCAGCCGTAGTTTCTGTCACAGTGGCAGGTACGGATTGGAATTCAACTTTACCTGTGCCTCTAAAGAAATCTTCTGAGAATACAGCAGTATCAATTTTAGCATCTTGCATAGGTAAAATAAATGTTGTTTTATTAGTAGCAGCATCATACGTTACTGTAGCATCTGTACCAGAAGAATCAGGTGCAATTAACATTAAGTTATCTAGTCTCGGTTGATTTTTATCTGCTTGCTCTAAGAAAGTGCGGTGAATATAAAATTGATTGGTAGTATCCCCGCTTTGATTAGAGTAAGGCCGTGTACCAACCATGTACATAAAGTTGTCAAACGATTCCATAGCTTGGATGTTAAAGTTTGTATCAAAGATATAACGATATAATGCATTTTGTTGAATCTTATCGCCAGTAAATTTATTTACATACAGGTACATTTCATTTTTCTTGTCTGCATCTACCATTGCAATTAAATCTTGTGCTGGAGCACGAGCAATTGCACCATAATTCTTAGGCAAATACCCTTCGCAATGCGCAGAAGTTTCTACTGCTTGAGTAATTACATTCTTATTAGCTGTGGAGTAATATAAATATACTTTTTCAGGAGCAAAGAAATAAATTTGAGATCCTAATAACTGTGGTCTAGCAATTGGATCCGTAGAATAAAAGGTTGTAGGAGACAACTCCGCAGTAAATGGAGTGATCTGGTTCTCAGATCCCTGCAATTCAAACTGTACATCATTATCCGTGTTAATAAACAGGAAGTCATAGAAGGCAATCATGTTGTTAATTTTACAAATTTTATCTACAGAAGACCTAACATCAATCATATCGACATCTGTAATAGTACCCGGATCAGTTAAGAACAGATTAAAGAACTGCCCAAACTCTGACGAGAATACAGTATCATCAATAGCAAACCAAAGTCTATTACGCCAAGTTGTAATTGAACTAATTCGCCTTCGGATTCTATTATTAGTATTAGCACTGTCTATAAATGGAGAAGGACCCGGATTACTATCTAAGTCACCCGACTTACGAGGTTGCCACGAGGGAGTAATAAGTTTCCAAAGTCCCGAAGAGCTATCAAAGTCTATGATAATGGGTAATGTGTTCTCGTCCCATACAGAATAAGCTGCCTCAGACCTAACCTTCTCATAGTAAGGGTTGCCTTTATCAGGCTCAGCAACAGCACGGTAGAAACCCGGGGTAAAATCAAAGAATCTTTCTCTAGCTTCGTATACCTTACCCCTACCACGGCTAGAAAACTTAGCTGCAGACGTAAGAGGACCATTTTCATACAGGGAAAACAAAGTTTCTTCTGCATTATTTACTTTAATTGTATCATTATTGCTTGTAGGAATTGGTACATTTTGGAACGAGACAATAGATTGACCAAGATCTGTTTGCTGAGAGATATTAAAGTTTTTATCTTCTACAACAAGAGTGTGATCTTCTGACATATTCCGAATGCCCAACAGTTTGGCAAATTCTGCAGCCGGTTCTTCCATATTAACAAGTAATTTAGTATTAATTACATTTGCCACATCCATAACCAAAGCGACTGTACGTTTGGCAGCATCAAAACCTGTTTCATCTGGCTTTTTACCAGTAGAATCAGTAAAGGTTAACACTTGTAAGCCAACACTTTCGTCAGATTTGTTATCAGTTCCAGTTCCTACAATTTCTAGGTTGTTATCAGCATAGCATAAAACATAAGTAGGATCTACAGCATCGTCTAATCTAGTAGATTCTCTAATTTTTTCAGCAAGTTGAAGTAAATCTGCTTTAGAATCTAACGTAGTTAAACTAACGGTAAAAGAATTAAGATCGGAAAACTTATTTGTAGTGGTATTAATAGCGCGAGAAAAGATTTTAATATCGTTTCTGTTTTCTAAAGTAATTAAGTTGTTTCCATCCGCATCAAAAAGTTCTTCAAAGATTAACGTATTTCTATTAATAGTCCGTAGAGCCTTAGAGTTAGTATTACCTAATCCTAATACTTCTACAAAGTTTTGATTACCCTGCTGACCCGTATTAAAGTTTTCTCCAGTAGCCAACAACGTAAGATTTTCTTGGCTATCATCTACAATACTAATTCTATTTGTATCAGAATCAATCTTAAGAGTAGCATCAGCACCAGAGTTTTCAATAAGATCCTTAAGATCTTTAATAGTTTTAGTTTCATCAGGAGTAGATACTAAGTTATTACCCGGATTACTTACTTCACCACCAGCATCTACTGTAATACCTGCGCCACCCCCATTATTGATAGTAAATGCAGTTAAGGGTCTAAGTTTTTGTGTAACTTTTAAATCAGATAAAGCCACCGCTTGATCAGAAGCAGCAGCTTTAGGAGCTAATCCAATAGATCCCGGCTGGATATTAGTATCGTATTCATTTAATTCTACTCCATACTGTACAGATCCACGGCTAATAAAGAACTTATCTGCAAAATAAGTATCGCCTGTAGAAGCAGTACTGGGATCTTTAACATTACCTACATTTGTATTAGTTGTACTGTTGTTAATTAAATGCATTTTAGGAGATGCTTGATCCCCATCAAATAATTTAGTAGTAGGATTTGTGTCTAAAGCAGATAACAGCGTAGTTTCTGAGATAGGCACAAGGTTTTTTGTAGTAGGCAATGCAGATACTCTATACTGAATAGGTCTACCCCGAACATCTTCTGCTCTGGGAGTTACAGACCAGTAGTAATATCCCTCATCAAGAGGAAATCTACCGCTCAATAACTGTAAGTCTTCTCTTTTTAATTTAAACGCCAGATTTGGGTCTTTAAAGTTAACTAATTTAAACGAACCCACAAGAGTAGTCCTGTCAGAGTTACTATAAACAGACAAAACAAATGTCTCAGGCTTTAAACCATTCTTATTTTTGTTATCTATTGGGAATCCTCTGAAGGTTCTGGCAGACCGTGTACCCCCCGTAGCGCCCTCCTCGAGAGTAAAGTGATCGAAGAGTCCATCTACCTTATTGGAACGCAGCACAAAGGAATGAGAGCCCGAATTGTACTCAGTACCCTCATTGTAAGAATTTAAGACAGTTTTAGTCGCCCCTTCTCTATACCCAGCCGAGACTTGTTTATTTAATGCTACTAAAGCAGTACCAAATAGAGCAAACGAAAGGGTTTTCTCAGCATTAGATCCG